TCAATTGAACCTTCAGGAAATGTTTTCATTACCTCAATACAATCTCCATTTATAATCTTTCCTGTTTCTATCATCTTACTCTTTTAATTGGTATTCCCAACCATCTTCTTTTTTAATTGGTATTATTTCTAAATCTAAAAACACTGCGTTCTGCTCACCTGCGTGTAACCCTAATATATTATAATCGTAAAACTCTTCCGCTTCACCATAAGTCATTAGGTCTCTTTCTTGTAGTATATTTAATATCCCTTGTTTTGAATATAATATCTTTCTGCCCGAAGAACCAAACTCCTCAACAATCCCAACTATTGCACTTTCTAACCCATCCAATAGAATCGCACCTTCTGCGTATTCATCAATATCAACAACCACTTTCAAGACGTTCAATTTTACGATTCAAATACCACAACGCTTTTTTCATATCCTGAAGTTCTTTATCAGAATCTTTCTTACCAGCTCTTGCGACATATTTTACAACATTGAAGATATAAGCATCTTTATCAAGACCCCAAGCTTCACACACTTTTACAACCTCATATGGATTGTCTTGTCCCCCGTAATGTTCCGGGTGATTTACCATTTCTTTATTTTCTGACATACTATTCTTCTCTATATTCCCCTAATAATTCTTCATTTGACATAATACCCGAGAATTGTTCTCTGATTTTTGATGTATCCACATCGTCATACATTGCGTGAATGGTTTTTTCCAATTGGTTAGCAAAAACCAATGCGTCATAAATAACACCAATAACTTTATACGGATTAGCGTTTGACGATGGTCTTCTATCCTCAAGGTAACCTTTCCAAGTTTCACCAACTGATTTAGGAACTCTAATAGACGCCCCTCTATCCGATATACCCCAACTAAATTTGTCGATTGATTGTGTCTCAAATTTACCAGTTAATCTTAAATGATTATCCGAACCATAGTTTTCAATATGAATATTTTGTCTTGAATCAAATGAACCAAAAATTAATTTAAAATAATCTTCCCCACCTACTTCTCTCATCTTTTTGTTTGAGAAGTTTGTGTGTAACCCTGAACCATTCCACTCCCCAATTTGAATTGGTTTTGGATGAAGTTCAATTGCATAACCTCTTTTCTCGGCTAGTTTATGTAAGATGTATCTTGACATCCATAAGTCATCAGCTGATGCTAATTTACCTTTGGAGAATATTTGATATTCCCATTGTCCTAACGCAACCTCAGCATTGGTTCCCTCAACATTAATACCTAACTCAAGACAATAATTTAAATGTTCATCACTTAAATCTCTACCAACTATTTGTCCACCAACACCACAATAGTATTTACCTTGTGGGTCAACAGTTCCACCTCTTTCAAACCCTAGAACATCTTTGTTGTGAGCTGAACGAATAAAGTATTCTTGTTCAAACCCAATCCAAAAATCGGTATCTTCATCACCTAACTTACTTCTGTCGTTTGTTTCGTGTGGTTTATTATCTTTATCCAACACCTCACATAAAACATAAACCAAATTAGTATTACCTTTTTTATACATTCTAACAGGTTTAAGGTAACAATCTGAAGAGAATCCTTCGGCTTGCATAGTTGAACTACCATCAAAACCCCACGCAGGAATATCACTAACCTCTTTTGGTAATGTATCAACAACTTTAATTTTACTTCTTAAATTTGGTTCCGGCTTGTATCCGTCAAGCCAAATGTATTCCAACTTCACTTTCATAATTTAACAATATAATATTTATTTATTTTTATACTTTTTTTATAACCATTTCTTACAGAGAATAATGGTTTTGTTGTAACATTAATCCCAAACCCATCATTAAATCTAATAGACCACCCGGATGGTGATATACTAAATAAAATAGAATACTTGAGTACTCTAATTATAGTTTGACTACAACCACTACCAATGTAATATGTTTTTTTAGATAGCCACATAATATCCACCACTTAAAGTACTTTCTTTAACATATCCCTCAGATATCAAAATATCTAATTGTCTTTTTGTTTCATCCATATCTTTTCTAAGAATGTATTTGGAGATGTAACTGATGTGGATTGGTTGTCGTAACTTATCCATCAATGATTTGATTTGTTTTTTGTCCATTTGTTATTCTATGTATTTTTTAAGATTAATAGTTTGATTAATATACGCCAATACTCTTCTTTTGAAAATTGGAATCAATGTTTCTTCCAACGGGAATATGTCGCTACATAACACTTCAAAAATAGGAAAATCAGATTCATTATTTTTTTCGTATGTTTTAGAAAATTTAGAGATAATTTCTGGAATAGTCAAATCTAAATACTCACCATCGTAAATTGATTGCAACGTAGTTTTTGTTTGATTATTTGATTTGTAGACTTTCTTTGTTGTATACATCCAAATATACAACTTTTCTTTAGTTTTATAATAAAAGAATCCGGATTTACTTTGTAAATTCATTTTGTTTCTTTTTACGACAACTTCAATAGAATCGTAAACAATACTCCAAATAGATTTTGCGTAGTTAAAATAGTCGTGTAGTTGTGGTTGACAAGTTTTTAATATTTTTTCATACTCAATTAATTCCTCATCGTCTAATATAGGGATATCCTTAACTTTCAAGTCAGATAACACTAGTTCATCATCATTGGAAGTTAATTTTCTATCCGTATATAAAATTTTGTTTTGATTAATTAGGGTTTGGATGTTCCCTAAATGTAATGAAAGTTCTATAAACATAGGATAAACCTTCATTTCTTCTAAATATTTATTCATCTTTTGGAAGTAATCCAATAAGATGTATTGTTTCTGTTCAGCGTCAAGGATTCCCTCAAACAACCAATCAGTGTCCATAATAAAATTTACCTTCTTATTTTTTTGTTTTTTTTCCATATATTATATTACTCAAAATATATGAAACTTATTTGTAAAAAGGAATAGTTTTAGTTAGTTCTCATAATATAATACGTCACACCGTTAACTTCTTCACTATCATATTGACCATCATAACTATTCATAATACCCCAACCATCAGAATCAACTAAACCTTGAGCAAGTTCGTCTTCATCAATATATTCTTTAATATCTAAACCAAGATTTTTAAGATAATCTAATGGGTCTCTTCTTACGTCTCTAACAAGTTCCGCAACTTTAGTATCAATCATATCGTCAGTTGGTTCAGTTTCAACCTCAATACTATCTAACTCTTCTTGAAGAGCTTCAATTTGATTTTCTAAATCCTCATCATAATCATAATAATTTTCATCATCAGAATCTAATTCAAGTCTCTGTTGATTTAAATCCTCAATTTGAGATTCAAGTTGTTCTATCCTTTCTTCTTGTTCATCAGTCAATTGATAATCCTCATCACTGAAGTAACTATCCGGATAATCTCTAATTTGATAATCATAATCTTCTTCCGCCATATTAACAATTGCGTCAACATCTAAATAATCTTCAATAAATGATTCATTAAATCCATCAGCCCCAACATCATCAATATAAGATTTTGCGTATTGTAATGCCGCCTCGTCCATCTCTTCATAAGTTCCAACCGAGTATTCATTACCTTTAAATCCAGGTATTAAAACTTCAAATTGAGTTAAACCATAATGAGTATATCTTGGTTGTGGATACATCATATACACATCTACATTATTCTCTTCTAATTCTTCAATTTCACTTTCAGTCTCTTCAATAGCATCAGTTAATTGACTCACCATATCATCGTCATCAGTCTCATCATATCTTTTCTGTAACTCATCTAACTTAACTTTAAGAACTTTCAACTTTTCTCTACCATCCTCATCTAAAGCATCAATTTCACCAATACTTACTAAGTTATCAAATAACGCGTGAGCCTTTTCTCCGGTCTCATCACCTTGTTCTAAAGCCCACTCATCGCCATCACGAAGAGATTCTTGTTCACCAAGTTTAGCATTTAGTTCTTGTTTTTCTCTAATTCTCTCACGAGGAGAATTATGGTCAGAAATATATCCCTTAACTTTCATATCACCAAGATTGGACACATTAGTTCTACTAATATTCAATGACCCATCAATATAGGCAACATTACCTAAACTATCAGTTGGAGTACTATCAAGGGTTAAGTCACCAGTAATCCATAAAGGTTTACCTTCAAACCTTTTCATTTTAGTTATCGCTTTCCCGTGATAACTACCCAATCTCATTAATTCCAAATATTCTTCCGGAGATATTTTATAATATTCCCCCTCAACTTCTTCAGTAAGTTTTTTAATATACTTGGATAATGATTTCTCGTTAAGTTGTATTCTTTTATTCATAATAATAAATATCAACAAAGATATAAAATATATTTACATATTACTATTATCGTTGATATTTATGGTTATAAACGTTTAATAATTTAAAATTATGGGCTGCGGATGTAAAAACAAAGCAAATCAATCACAACCGGTACAACAATCGGGACAATCTCAACCTCAGGCACCGTCTCAGGCACCACAGCCTAAAACAGCGCCAATCCAAGAGTCAATCCGTAAAGTTGTAGAGAAATATTACAACAAAAAATAATATTTCATTATGTGAAAATTCAAAGGGACTTCGGTCCCTTTTTTTATTATCTATTTATTAATTAAATTATTTTCATTATTCATTGGTATAATTTAAAAATATGAAATACATAAATGAAAATTCAAACAAAGGATTAGTTAGTATATTTGCTGACTTTTTAGTTAAAGAGATAAACAAAACACATAATTACGATGTGGTAATTGAAGTTACAGACTGTGGTAAGTTTTTTGTCGTTAACGGTTTAACCAACTCTGATAAGATTTTGGATATGGTTCAAATGAAAGAAGAGTTCACCAAAGAATATAAAACATTATTAGAGAAGTACGGTTACACTAATCTAAACATTATTGACCTGATTATTTATAGTCAGGAATTAGCGAAGAAAACAGATTACACTTTTGACTTCTACTCATCAACAAGACCATCATATCACCACAAGGTTATTAATACTTTAGTTGATAACCCACAACCTTTATTCAACACTATTCAATACACAACCAAATTGGAGTACGAGTTGGACTATTCAGAGAATAACACATCTAATTTACCGTATTTCACATACGCACCGTTAAATGTATCATCCGAATTTCCCCACGGGTATAGTTTAAGTATGGGAAGACAGGAGTATTACTATTCAGAATACATCTGTAATCAATTATTTGATGTAATACTAACCGATAAGTTAACTTTCAAATATTCGTCCGTTAAAGAAGATGAGGACAATCAAATTAATCTTTACTCAACGAGTTTATTCCCACGAAAAGATATAATCTCTATGGTCTTAGATGTATTTGATTTTGATATGTTAATCTTTAATGATAAAATAAAAGGTTACGATATTATGGAAGATTTAACTAAACCATTTGATAAAAAACCTTGGCTCGTAAAAGATAAAGTTAAAGACCTGATATTATTCTAAAAAGAAAGTCCCCAATCAAGGGGACTTTTTATTTTTTAAAGTGTTCTTTAATAATTAACACACCATCGTCAATGTCTTCATAATCTCTATCCGGAGCAAATAAGAAACTTTTTTCATTATCCTTATCCGGATTCTCAATAATCATAAATGCCGGTACAAAATCGTTTTGAGTTACCTCAACAAACATTTCATACTCATCATTATGTTCAAAGATATCTCTCTCAAGAAAATCAATATTAGACTCTTTTAATTTATCTTTCATTTGAACACAATACGGACAACCATCCATTGTGAAGATAAACAATAACTTATCCATTGATTAGGTTAGTTACCAATTGTTTAATTTGACCTTCCATTTGCATTCCCGGCTGAGAATACACTTCTTTACCATCAGAAAATGATTTAACTGTTGGGATTGCTCTAATACCTAACTGAGACGCAAATTCTTTATTCTCTTCAACATTCAAAGTGAATAATTGAACCTCTGAATTTTCTTTTCTATACTCCTCTGAAACTTTTTCAAAAGCCGGTTTCATAACTTTACAAGGTCCGCACCACGGAGCCCAAAAGTCTACCACTAATTTTTCCCCATTGTTAATTTTTTCCTGTAATAATTCTTGTGTAATTTCCATTCTTAATCTTTTTTTGTTAATCGTTTTATTTGTAGTAAAATATAATCTACCACGTTTTGTTTATCCACCTTTGTTAAAATAAATATCTTAGTCTCCGACTTTCGTAAAATTAAAATACCGGTAGAATCATATTCATATAATCTATCATTATACACTATTTTGTGTTCATTATTCACAAAATAATTAAACCATAGTAAATGTGATTTATTTAAAAATTTGTCTGTATCTTCGTTAGAAATTGTTGGATACACCTCTATAATACTAGGGTGAACTCCAAACCTTTCTTTAAAGGTATCTACGCAATGTTGTGGTATTTCTTTCATATTATAATGGGAAAACATCATTATCATCCCAATTTTGAACTGGAACAATATTATAATTATACGAATTTAATTGCATAATTGAATCATTTTTCCAACATAATTGACGTTCAGTAGTGTCTTTTCCGGTTTTAGTTACAGAATATCTTATTACATCTTTTGACATCCAATCAGAGAACAATTCTCTTTTTTTGAACTCACCTTTAATCTGTAAGGTATCAAACAAATCCTCATATTGGTAAATTTTATTATCCAATTTGATTAATGCGTCATCCCAACTTTCATCCAATCTATCATTACGTTTACCCAAAGTTTGATATCTTTCTAAATCAAACGTGTTATGTAGTGAAGGTAAAGTAATACGATATTCAATTGACGCTCTCTCTTCAGTTTCTCCTTGACCTCGTCTCATAGATATCAATAAGGAATCAATTCTTCTAACATATGTCTTAACACAATTAGATTGGAATGAGGACTCGTTGTTGTATCGTTTGGATGTTGTTAACACCTCAGGATAATATGACCCATCTTTGGTTAAGATAACCTCATTTACTTTATCCACAAACTCTTGGTTGTAGATTCTAGTAAAGTCACCATTGGTGTAATGGTTATATTTCTCCGACCAATCATAATGCTCTTGAACAAACTCATCGTGAGTTCTTGATGTCCATTTAACCGGTTCCATTTGGTCCAATAAACGATAAAATCTAAAGTGGTCTTCAATTACATTACTGTTAACTAACCCTTTTTGACATAATTTATATATCTCAAAGAAATTGGAAAACTCTTTTTTTGTTAATAACCCTTTTCCAATATTATTATGAAATGTACTTTGTTTATTATGTTCCAATAATAATTGGACAAACTCATCCGATTGATTTAAAATAAACTTCTCACCAAATATTGAACAAGCGTTATTAAAATTAAGAACACCATCAAATGATTTAACGTTATGTAATACCCTCTTAACTTTATCCCCCTTTAAGTTATGAACCCTCATTAAAGCATCAATATACTTATACCCACACTTCACCAAATCTTTCTTCTTTGGTTGGGGATAGGTATTCATAAGTTCAAACCAATTGTTTGGAACTTTAATTCCTTGAGCATCCAAGTATCTTTTGTAGATTCTTTGTTCAGGAAGTAAGTCAGCATATAGTTCAGTTCCGGGAATGGCGTTAACAAAGGTTGAGATAACCTGATTAACTATTGTTGGAATATCCACTTTATCTTTATCAACTATTGAGTTGAATGATTCTCTCAAGTATCGTCTCATATTATTGATAGGGTCATTATTAAAAAGGACTCTTCTAATATTTTTACGACATTTTCTCTTCAAATGGTAGTTGTCTAATGAACCGGTATATAACGCATTTGTTTTATAGTTGAATGTAATAAACTTACAATTAGTACTTAATCTAAACCATTTACCCGCAACACGTCTTGTTTTACTATAATTGAATACCTTGAAAGAAACTTTATCATTTTCTTTAGTCACACAGATAATCACCCTATTCAAATATAATTGAGCAAGTGGGTTCCCGTAATGTTCTACAAATTTTTCTTCTGTATCGTAATCCGCATTAAAAGTATAGTCACCCCAAGGCGTATAACTTGTATGCCTTCCTGAACTTAAACTAGTTTCAATCGTTCCCCAAAAATCATCCTCAACCTCTTTTTTAAGAGGACGAATAGGATTGGTATCCAAGTATTCAGACACTTGATACTTCTTTACGGTATAGTTAAATAATTCTTCTTTCATCAGGTTTATTTTGAACCACAAAAGTAAGACATTAAATTTGAATATACAAATTAATTAAGGGAAAAATGAGCAAATTGTGTGTGATAAATTATGGACTTAATCTTATCCATATCAACCTCATCGTTCTGAGATTGTTTAAGAGCCACAACAATAGATATAATTTGTTTTTGGGTTAAGGAAACATCCTCTCCGTTCTCAATATTATCTAATGATTGTTGTTTTACTCTGTCGTAGAAGTCATCCTTTAAAACATCCCCAATTAACTCAAGTAAGTCATTGGGGTTGTTGTTAAAGAAAGTTATAAATTGATTAATGTAGATTTCAACGTCAACATTTTTCATTTTTGTAGTTTTTTAGTTAATACTAATTTAAATAATAGAATCCCATACCTTCATCATCAAGTCTATCTCGTAAACCTTGTGGTATATTAATGTTTGGATTAACATCTTTTAAGTTAATAAACGCAAGATTTGGTAATTCTTTAATACATTCAGGTAAAGATTGTAAATCTTTATTACCCGGAAGAGCTAAGAAATTCAAATCTTTTAACTGACAAATTGTATCAGGTAATGTTTTTGCAATGTTTTGTAACATTAACGCTTCTAAGTTTTTAAATCTACCAATAGATGTTGGAACCTCTAACGCAATTCTTTCTTGACTCTTATTATTGATTAACAATTTAGTAATTGTATCAGGTAAAGACTCAAATAATTCATCAAAACCATATAGAGCAATGAATTTACCTGAAGCACTATCCGGATAGTTAATCTCAACAATATCACCACCACCACTTGTTAAACCTTTAGCAAATTGAGGTTTAAAATATTCCTTAAGTTCCGCACCTCTACCATTTAAGAACTCTACTAAATTAATTCCTCTATCTCTTCTGTCCATATATTGATTAGATGGGAAGTGGAATTGATATCTTTCTTTAGGTAACCCTGTTTTTTTACCAAACTCTGTTGAACTATTAGGTAGTATTACATAATACGGACCATCTTTGATATAGTGACTAAAATAGGTACCATCAAGTTTTGATGTACACCAATTAGTTTCATCATTCTCATCTCTAGTATCATAATAACCACCAAAATAAGCACCAGCGTTTTTACCTTCGTCATTATTTTCAGTAATTTTTACAATTGTCCAATCAGGTGTAACAATTTCAATATTTGAACCGGGATATTGATATGGATTTTCTTTTGTAATTCTTTCTTCTTTAGATGATTTAGAATCTTTAGATAATTTAAATTCATCAACAGCTAAAGATAATGTTGCCGGTGTATATTTTGCAATATCTCTTTCACCTTCAGGTAATCTACCTTTAAATCTTTCAAATTTTAATAAATCAACATTTATTTTATCCATATCTTCTATGAATAAACGTCTATATTCTTGAGCCGCTCTCTTATATTCAGGTGTACCCACCTCATATTCCAATTTAGGTTGAACAAAGTTTCTCAACATCCATTGAACATATTTACCAACTTTAACTTTTGACATTTCTTCAAAAGTTGCACCTTCTTTATTAAACCCTTGAGGAGCTTTAGTATCAGGGTCTCCAAATATTATATTTTTTAATGTGTCAAAATCCATAATACCTTTTACCGGTCTTCCTGTCTCACTCTTTGCTTTTGGGTTTGGTTTAACAAACTTGTCGTAAAATAATTGTAAACGTGCGTTTTCAGTTATTAAATTAGATAGTAATGATGTAATTTTCATTTTAATTGTTTTAATTATAAATATTCGTTTTTTGTAAATAATTCGCTAAACTTTATTCAAGAGTACAAAGATAATACTAATTATCAACAATCCAAATTATTTTTGATAATTCATAATTAAAAGTTCTTCACCCATATTTTGAGCTTTACCCTTCTTAGCCGCAGCCGCCTTAGCAAATTCTTTCTTCTCCCACACATATTGAAGTTGTGGGAACCAAGTGTGTAATTGTGGAAAATCATAATACGATAATGAGAACTTACCTTGAATACCTTTTAAACAATCCGCCAATCTCTCGTGGTCCGTACTATCAAAGTCGTGGTTGTTGTAATAATTCTCAGTCTTCCAATATGGGGGGTCAGCATAAACATATGTAGATGGACCATCATACTTTTGAATAACCTCTTCAAAGTCCATATTCTCCACCTTAGTAACCTTTAAGAAGTGTTCCACCCAATCAGGTTTAGATAACTTATCTCGGAATGTAAGATACTTTGATTTATATTTCCCTTTCAAATCTATAAATGAACTTGTTTCCGGTTTAGACCCCGAAAATACCTGAGCCAATACATATGCGTATTTTGCAGCAACAACGTAATCGTAAGGTTGTACGCTGAAATTCTCGGCAAATATTTCAGCTTGGAAGCTGATGAATTGTTCTTTATAGATATCCGGTGTCGGAAACTCATTTCTTTGCTGACAAGGAATATTATTCACTTCTTCTAATAATCTCTCAGGATTCTGAAGACACTGAAATAAATTGTAGTTAAGCGGATTGAAGTCGTTATAAACAACTTCTTTTAAATTGGGGTACTTGGTTAAGTCCATATTAAAGAATACCCAAAACATCCCTGAGAATGGTTCTACGTATGTTTCAATGTCGTTAGGTATGAATGGAACAATCCATTTACCTATTTTAGATTTACCCCCGATGTATGATAATGCCATAATTTCTTTTTTATAAAGTATAAGAAATAAAAAGTGAAAAAGCAACTTTCTCTTTCAAATATTTTTAACTATATTTATTTTAAATTAAATTTATAACTATGGAAACTGTAGAAGGAGAAATCATTGACGTAACGGAAATAAACAAAAACGTTGTACCTGAACCCCCTAAAAAAAATTGTAAAACTTGTAAACAAGGTAAAGAAGCTGTATCGTCTGTTAGACAAACTCAAAAAATACTAGTATTCGCATCTCTTTATTTTTTATTTGCCGGTATATATGGTACAATAAAATTGATTAAGGATATTCTACATTATTTTGGATATTAAGTTCTATTGAATTTAATAAATTGATTAATATACATATCCCCGTTATTAAACCCTTTAGATTTTACTCTAAGGGGTTTTGAACTATCAAACTGACTTGGTAACTTTACTGAAATATTCCCTTTAGGGTGTGGGACCTCTAACATCTCTTTATATAAGTCACTTAAATTAAAGTAGGCGTTATAAATCAAATCATCCCCATTTTTTTCAAAGTTATTTTCAGGTTGAACTTTAACACGTAAAACTAAATTACCGTACATACCATCTTTCCAATCACCTTTATTTTGAAGTCTTAAAAATTGTCCGTCATCAATTCCGTGTGGTAATTTAATTGTAATACTATCCACTGAACTTTTAGTACCCTCACCACTACATCCTCCACATATTTTTGTAAAATTGAATCCTCTACCACTACAAGAGTGACAAGGTTGTCTGAATACCTGACTAAACATTCCCGTACCCATTCTTTGAACAATAAATCCGGAACCACTACAGATAGAACAATTTGTTTTATCTCCACCGGTACCACTACAATCCCCACACATATGTTTTCTTGAGTAGTTTATTGTTTTATCTTTAGCGTTATAACTCTCAAACACTCCAACATTAACATCAACTATCTTATCCGGAACCGCACGTTTTCTTTGTTGAGCTCCGTTGAACATATCCCCAAAAGGATTAAATCCACCACTAAATGGGTCAAACCCACCTCCCCCACCAAATGGATTAGAACGTTGATTATCGTATTGACTTCGTTTATTTTCGTCACCTACCGTATCATAAGCTTCAGAAATCTTTTTAAATTTATTTTCATCACCACCTTTATCCGGATGATGTTCTACCGCCAATTTTCTATAGGCTTTCTTTATCTCATCTTGAGTCGCGTTTTCATTAACACCTAATGTTTGATAAAAATTTTCCATACTTGTTTACTTATATTTAATATAAAACTAATTTTTTATTATGAACTATCTAATAGTATTATTCAAAAATAAGATAAAAAAGAAAATAATAAATAAATTTATAACTCATAAAAAGGCAAATGAGTATTATAAAAATTTGTTAATGGAAAGTGATTCCGTAATATTTGAACGGGAATATGAAAATGGTTATCTATGTAGTTATGAACTAGCAATATTAGAAAAAACGTCAGGTAGTTTTTTACCTATTTTTTTAAAAGATGAATTAGGTAGAAAGATTAAAGTTAACTTAGATGACGACGATTACACTATTAATCTAATATCAAAATATAAAACAGAAGAATTAATATTAGACACGACCACAAATAAAAAAATAAACTCAAAAGAGTTTATTAAATTATATTTAAGTGGTTCCGGACTTAAATTAGTATCTAAATTGAATAATAAAGTTGTTGTTCAAAATGATAACACCTTTAATTTATTTACCTTAAAGAATGATAACGACTCAAATAGATTTATTGATTCAATCTCTAATTATTTTATAGAACAAAAAAGGTCTGATTGTATTTTTGTTAAAGACTATTCAACCACACAAAGAAAATATTTATACAATCTTTTAATTGATAACGGATTCTCTAAGAGTTATCTTCAACGTCAGTCAACGACTCATCCAATAAAAACATAAATTCAACCCCCGACAAATCAATCTTAAATTGTTTATGAGAATGGTCAATTGTTCTGAAATTTTTTTGAACTTTTTTAAACTCATCTAATTTTAATTCAAGGGCGACAGCGATAACACCATTAGGAAAGAGTTCCTCCAATCCATCCGCAATTAACGCTAATTTTTCTATAATCCCATCAATACTTTTTGTATTCTCTGCCATAACGTTATTTTTTTAGGTGGTTCAGGTGGTTTCGGTAGAATATCCTCCCTCGTTAATTTTTTTAACTCGTTTATTATTTTCTCTTTTTCGGATTGGAGTTGTATTTGACTCTTTAGTGAGTCATTTTTTAGGAGTTCCAACTCCTTCAAGACTTTCTTCTTCATCTACTAATTCTATTTTACCGGTTTTTAATTCAAAATTAAGATTTTTTAAACTAGTCAAGTCTTGTCTCTCAAATATTGATTTAAGCTCCTCAACTTTGTTTTGGAATAATCTATCTTTTTCTTCTCTGTCGTGATTGTATTTAATAATATTCTTTAAATTCTCCGACATTTTCTCCACCGACTCTTCATTTATTTCAGAAACAAACGAAAAGAATCTATGTCCATCAGCCTTACTTGTTTGTTCCATCACCTTATCTTCATCAACATATTTTTTAGGTAATTTCCAAGTAGTCGGAAAACTAAGGTCAAAACTTAAATAACTCTCTAATTTTCTAACCGATTGTAAATAAGGTAACAACGCAGAAAATTCTTTATATAAACTCATAATTAATTTTGTATTAAATAGGTTAAGCAATACGTTATTGCTAATCCAAGATATATAAGTTCCCCTCTATACCATTCAAATTTCTTTGGTGGGTTAGAAAATAGGGAACTCATTATCCTAGCAACCGTTCTCAAAACGGTCAGTAGTGAAAAAATGAATACAAATAAAAATATTGTATTAATATTATTCATTACTCGTCTCCTTTTCTTTCTGCTAAAATCTCTTTTCTAAGACTATCCAATAATTTTTTCAATTCTTGTGCAGATTTTCTAGCTCTTGTACCGGCACTTTTATTTCCGGCAAAGAATTTAGATGTGTCAACTGATAATTCCTCAGTTAAAGACTTAATTTGTTCTAATGTTTCCATTTTAAATTTAGTTTAATAATTTATTTTATTATGTAAAAAATAATTTTTTTTATGTTATAGTAAACACTATAGGGGTTTTTTTTACTTTTTAACATTTTTATCTAACACTTTATATATAGTTGATACCATATCAATGTCTGATTTTGTAAAGGATTTTTTAACGTTGAATAGTTCTTTAAAGAATTTACCGATGGAACTTCTAACCTTTTCGTTCTTTTGATGATAAAAAACTTCCGTAAAGAACTCATAAAAATAATCGTAATGTTCCCCGTTATTTTGAAAATTAATACCTTCTTGTTTGAAATTACTAATTATCTTACCCCAACACCATTCAAAATGTTTTTTATTGTCGTTTTCCGTTAAGATAATTTTAGTTTCATTAGGCAAGTCATTTTCACCTAAATAAGTTTCTAAAATTAAAATATTAAGTGAATGGGCAAAATCAAAGTATAATTCCATTTTTTCAGGAATCATATTATTCACCCGGAACCAAACGTCAACGTCTTCCGGTGTTAAAGGTTTTGATATGTAGTTAAAAAAATTCTCCATAGAGTTCGTCTATGGAGAAATTATAAGTTATATTATGTGTTTGTAAATTATTGAGTTATTTGATTATAACCCATCAACGATTTCATTCTATTAAATTCTTCACTAATTAATTTTTCTTGTTTTTCATTACTCTCAGTTTTAAGATGTAACCCATTTCCCGATTCTTGACCTGTTTTATCACTTATAACAGGTTGAGGGGCTTTATTGTATGCCGCTCTTTTAGCTTTATTGTACGCACCTTTCTTACGAGTTTTATTTAATTTTTTATTCTCATCAGTTTCAACAGCGTTAGCCCATTCTGAATTATTTCCAGTTTTTGATGAACCTTCAATATTATTATCCATCCACTCTTCATTAGGATGAATTTCATCATAATCTAAAGTTTGCATCCCAGGTCTTAAGTAATCGTCAATAAATTCTTTACCATCGTCAGAAAGTTCATAAGCAGTTTTCTTCATTTTTTCTAACTCTCCATTCCCTTTAGGGAATACTTTTGGTTCCATTGAATATTCACCTTTAGAACCGTCTTTAAGGTAATCTTTCATTTTTTTAGTAACATCTTTAATGTAATCGTCATTTTCTTTACCAGAACCTTTGTGAGCCTTCTCATACGCCGAATAACCTTTAGGTGTTCCACCAATTGGTTTTAATTTTGTGTCGGTTGTTTTTTCAATCGCTTCAGTTTTTTGTTCTTTAACAATTCTTTCAATCATAGATACTAATTCACTTTCAGTTAATCTATAAGATTCTTTAACCTGATATTCTTTACCATCCACTTCAAATGAATCTTCCCCACTTTTTTTAGCGTTAGCCAAGGCCCCTGAAAACGCATTACCTTCGTCTGTTTCAGTTTTTTTACCCTTTCTTAACATCTTAAAATCTTCAGCATCAATCTTATTGTTTTTGTTTCTATCCAATCTTTTTTGACGACCTTTTAAAGATTCGTTCATATCTGAACCACAGAATTTTAACGTTCTTTCATCTTCAGGACCAAAATTATCCATATGATATTTACAAGCATCTTCATTTTTAGAATCTAACTCTTCATTATCCGAATCACCTAACACCATATCTTCTTGGACATAGTCAAATTCTTCTGAATTATCAATGTCTTTAACATCGTAGATACCTTCTTCCATATCACCACTTTTATATCCACACTCATTACATTCACCTTCATACATTGTCCCACCGCATTCGCAAACACTACCGGATTCCGTTAATTTAGAAACAATATTATCGGCTCTATCTTCTAAAGTTTCTTTTAAAATTTTAGATACCAAATTGTCTAAGTAAGTACTATTTAATTTTTTCATTTTTCTTTTTTATTATAAATATATTAATCTTCAAGTTTATTTCTTAGGAAAGGTATTTTCATACTCATAAGCGATAATACTTTTAATTACATTTTCACTTATGTTATGTCTTTCACTTATATTTTTAATCGCATTTTTCACATTTTCATTCTCAAAAATCTTTAGAGCTTTAATATCACCTTGATTACAGTATGGAAATTTTTTACATTTTTTCTTAACTTGAACAAATTTACCTCCGGGAATTTGTGTTTTAGATTTTCCTCTCCAATCTTTTTTACTTGTTGATTTAGCCCAAGCCGCATTTGTCTCATAAGAACCTGAAGAACCTGAACCCGTCGCCTCTGTTGCTTCAACTTTTTTGGTTTCTCCACAAACACATTTAGATTTAACCCTATCACAAGAATCACAATATTCTTCTTTGTTTTCTTTCACACAATTAGGAACCATTTTACCATTTTTCTTTTTACCACCAATTTGTTTATATCCTTTCCAACATTCTTCTTCCATTTCACCTTTAGTTGTTGAGAATAATGGAGCGGAAAATCCACCTGCAGAACCTGAACCGGTACTTTCTTTACTTTCTTCTTTACCAACTCTTTTATATCTGTTTTTTTTAATAAACGGGTCAGACACAGTTACATTTGGTGTACCAAATTCATTATCCTTTTCTTTAAACTTTTTAAAATCGGTGTCTGTTTGAATATCTTTCTGAAATTGTTTTTTACCACTTTTATCTTCCCCCATAATTGGTAATCCCATTGTTAATTTACCAATAGGTGTTTTCATTTTAGTCTTACCAACCAATTTATCAACAACCCCCGATTTAATAGGTCTTTTAATCATAACTTCTTTTTTATTTTTTTTATCAATATCCATAGACTCATTTGAGACTGATGATAAAGTTTCCGCGGCTATTGTAGCCGCCTCAACACCACCACGATAAACATTAGCATTACTAAATTCTTTTTCCATTGCGGCCTTTAAACTTGGAATTTTGTTTGACATAAATTAAGCGTTTTTAAGTCTTGGTTCCCAATAACTTCTGTTCATCCACATAAATTGATAGAATTCTCGGAACATTCGTAACGCAATTTCTTTAACATCACCTTCTAGTTTTCCTCGTTTAAGTTCTTTAGATATTGTATCAATTAATTTATTTTCATATTGTTGCATAGTACTACTCCCAAAAAAATCTTTAATTTCTTTACGAACCATAACTTCAATATCTTTTTTTTCTGTCGCTGTTAGTGCCATAATTATTTAACTATTAATAAATATGAAGTCGCCAATACACCTAAAAATGTACCGGCTTTATATATAAAAGATTTAAATTTAACCGCCTTTAATTCTTTCTGTAAATCCTTAGTCATCAGGTCATATTGAGTTATTTGTAAATCTTTTTGACCTATAATAAATTGATTATTTTTATCTTTCTTCTCTAATAAAGAAATGATTGTATCTTTCTGAACTTCTCTAGCCTCAACTTTAGTTAGTTTAAATTGAGTTAACGATAACTCTTGTTTACATCCATCAAATCTTAATAAGTCTTGATAGATTAATCTAGCTGTTTTAGTTGGAAGAACTACTTTGGTTGTATCTTGCTGCGAATAACAGCTCAAGCTCAACATTACCAAAGTTATTAGCATTATTAACTTTTTCATTTGTTTTTTCTTTTACGATTGTTAAATTATTATCAATATGATGAATTTCTTTAGTAATGTTGGTAACATTCTCTTTTACCTCCATAACTTTAGTATCTATTTGTTTATTAACTACTTGAGCAGAATCCACTTTAACTTGTATCCCCTCAATTTTCTTTTTATAACCACTAACGTCAGTTTTAATACCACTAGTTGTGAAAATATTCCAACCCACTAAAGCGGCGACGATAATTAATAAAATTGTTTGACTTTTACCTTGAGTAATATCTTTCATTATTTCTCTGTTTTAATTGTTTTCTTTCTTGATGCCAATACTTTAGACCATTTTACCTTAAATTTTTCATAAAACGCCTTTAATTTTGTTATCATTTCCAAAAAATCGTCATCGGTTTTAATCATATCACCGTTAATATATATCCCACTCTCTTCCCCAATTGAAAGAAGGAATTCAATATCAAAATCAATAATTTTACCAGACCATTCAACATTATTTGGATAAAGATTAAGTTTATTAAAATCTACTAAATCCGAAACTTCATTAACAAATTCATCCATAGTCTCTTGGAATGCAATTTTTTCATCTGTTGTTAACTCTAAATCAGTTTGTTCTTTACCGTGTAATACTAACACACCACCGGAGATTCTATAAGCCTGTGACTTATCGTCATTAGTCTCTGTATCGTCCTCAATTGCATCATCAACTGATTGAGCAACATCGTATTTTTTAGTTACATCATTATCCGCAACATCTTGTTCATTTAATAAACTATATTGTCTACGGATATCTTCATTAATATTATTGTCTCCCAATAATCTTCTTGAAGCATTTAATAATTGTTTGATTTCATCGTGTGAATTGTTCATATTCTATTTTTTTTAAAAATTCTTCAAATTTAAAAGCCGGACTCACATCAGTAAATTGAGAATCAAAATTACTTTTAGTCACAACCCCCTCGTATTTTTCAATACCTATTATTTTTGTATTGTGTTCTATTATTTGGTTCTTTATTGATACTTTATCAAACAAATGATTACATAACGCCGCAGTAGATTCAAGTTGTTTATCAGTATAAGGTTGCCAAAAGAAATAATCTCTCCACTTCTTTTCAAACACATTACCTTTATAAATATCCCCAATCCAGTTAATGTAATAGTCACTTAGCGGTTCTTTTTGTAACCACCCTAAATTTTCTAATGATATGATAATTGAATTTCTATTAATATTTGGTTCCGAGAAATATTCGGTGTGTTCATTGTTCTCTAAAAGTTGGAGAATTTCACCTTCTTTTGTTACAATGTAGTTTGGTACTCTTTTAAATTTCCCGTTGTAACGATATTTTAACATCATTAAATACTCACCCGAATTTCTTGAAGTATGGGTGAGTATTATTTGATTTTTTTTCTTTTGTTTTCCCGATGGCTTAAAGTCACCGTATTTTATTATGTCTATCATTTCAGATAACTTAATTATTTATTTAGTCATTTGTTGGTTTAACATAACTTAACCTATTTGGACGTGGTGGTTCGTGTGTGTCCATTCCCGGACTAACATATTTATCTTCAATTAATTCGTCAAAGTAATCTTCTTCTTCATCGTTATCTTTGTTTAATTCAACCACTGCAACTTCAACAATCTTTTCAACCTCAACAATCTTTTCAACCTCAACAATCTTTTCAACTTCAACAATCCTCTCAACTTCAATAGGTACTCTAACTATTTTTTCAACAATCACTTCTTCTATTACCGGAACCTCTACGATTACTTCTTTAATAACCTCTTTTTCCACAATAACTTCTTTAATTATCTCTTTTACCTCATTATTACCTGATTTTCCATCATCGTATTTTGTGAAGAAGTGTAGAGACGTTAATGAGATTACAGGAAGTAAACCTCCTTCTAAGAATGCCAACCATCTTTTCATTGAGATAACGTCATTAGCTTTTGAACCTAACATTTCCCACACCGGTCCGGTAAGTTCCATCCACGATTTAAATAACTCCCCATTAGCATCAATTTGTTTATATGAATAGAAAATATTACCAATCATTTGGATGAAAGTAATTATCCCAAACATAAACCATACACCACCTTTGATTTTGTTAGTGGCCGCAACCAATGCGGTCATAGCACCTATCTCAATAGCAATTGATAAGTATATCGCCCAACTGATGGGATTGGCCAAATTATACCAAGATACAACGTGTGATATAGATATTCCCGCAACCAAAATTATAGGTATCAAGAACATCGCTCTGTTTGGGTGTTCCTTAACGGATGCCCATAACTTCTTAATCATTAGATATTTTACTTATTTCTTGGTCAATTTGAGTTTGTCTTGTAACATCTAATATTTTTCTATCAGACGCTTGAATAGCTCTTTTCTCAGATTTAAGACCTTCAATCTTTATTTCTCTACGAAGTTTAACTGATAATGAATCAACACTATCATTAACGTCTTGGACTTTTGAATTTGTACTACAAGTCTTAAAAAATGTAATAATTACTAGGAAGAACATTATTCTAATACCCCAAGTATCAATAAAATTTAAAATTGGTTTCATAATTTTTGTATTAAGTTTATTATAAAAGTAAAAAACCTTCTATTATAATAAATAGAAGGTTCTAAAGTTTTTACATATAATCAAACAATACGGAACTCTCATTCCTTAATTTTCGTAAAGCTTTTTCTTTAATTTGCCTGACACGTTCTTTTGTGAGGTTGAAATCCCCACCGATATCTTCAAGGGTTCTTGGTGTTCCGGATAATCCAAAATAATCCTCAATAATCAATTTTTCTCTTTCATCTAAAATATGTAATAGACTTAATAATTTAATCTTCAACATATCACCTGAATTAAATGACTCGTCGGGCATATCTGCATTATTGTTAACAATGATATCAACTAAAGTATCACCATCCTCATTAATATTCATATCCAAGTCAATCATTGATGGTAAGTTTTGAAACTTATCTTCTAACTTACCACCATTAGATTCAATTGCTTTCTTGGCTCTATGTAAATCCTGAACTACATTAACCGGTAGTCTTATAGTACGAGCATTGTCGTTTAATGATTGAAGAATGGATTGTTTAACCCACCATACCGCGTAAGATATAAATCTAAGATTCTTAGACCAATCAAAGTTATTAATAGCTTTCATCAACCCTAAGTTACCTTCGGCAATTAAATCAGGAAAATCTAATCCTTGATTTTGATATTGTTTAGCAACTGTAATAACAAAACGTAAATTCCCCTCAAGAAGTTCTTTTTGAATCTCCTTTCGTCTAGTATCACTAATCTCATTACCATTCATTAGTAACGCTAACTGACGTTCTCTTTCGGGAGTCATTACTTTAATCTTACGAATGTCTTTCAAATATAAGTTAATCTCTTCTTGGTTAATCGGTATGCCTGAATTTTTTTCTTTCATATTAATTTGAGTATTTATTTAGTTGTGATAATTCTTTTTCTGTTAGTGAATTTAAACCTTTATCTTTAATTTTTTCCAATAATTCATCTAAAGATGGTATGCGTTGTTTATTTTTAATTTCATCAATGTCCGTCCACTCATCTTCATCATATTCAAAATCAAAATTATCAACGTTTAAGTTAAAGTTATCTCGGATTTTGTCTTGTATCATTTTTCGTACCTCAAATTCTTCTGTGTACGAATTATTTGGTTTTTCTGACATAAAGTCACTAATACCATCATTAAAAAGATGTTTAGATATTTTTTCAGGTAATCCATATGACAAATTGTCAGAGGTGTAAGGTAATAATATATACATAATATCACCCACGTCTAAAATCATATCAATATAGTCTTTCACATCCTGATAAGAATCTAATGTTGATATTGTGAACACAGATGATTCTGGTCCGAAATAAAAATTAAGATTTGGTGAGTCAGAAATAACACATAATTCTTCTGCGATTTGTTCTGTAAATTCTTTTGGGTTGTCGTTTTTTGCAAAGACAAATAAAATGTATTTGGTTAAGTCATTCATACGTTATACGTTTAAGTTAGATATTATGTTACAAAGATAGTGAAATTATTTTAATAAAAACCCAAGTTCATAAACCATTGGAGTCATTTCTTTATCTAATTGTTCAACCAAACTCTCAATTAATACTACATTAGATTCAGACGCAATTTTTTTAAATTGTGAATATCCCATATCCCACGGATATTCAGTTGAATTTAAAATTGTTTCAAAATAAATTCTTCTATACTCATCAATTATTTTTTTTGCAATAGTCGGAATCCCTTCATAAAAATTTTCATCAGATAATATTTTTGCAACAAATCTATCTTCAGATAAATTAAAATCATCATATAGTGACATCACTTGGTGTTTTTCCATATGTTTAGTTAGCGATTGTCTCATAAATGGAAAAAATTCATTTTTAACCCTATAATTAACACCATTATATATTTTACTTATCCACGAAGTTTGATTAGAACCATTAGAAAATAAACATCTTATTAATGATAATTTTTTAAAAATATTATATTTTGGATGTTCTTCATCCGGTTTTAAATATTCATCTTTATGATTTAACCAATTATTTTTTATTAATTTTCTCGCATTAAACATCATTATTGCCTCCCAAAATCCTTCTTCATTAAATGAAACTCCGTGTGATGAAGCAAATGGCATTGTATAAAGTCCAACATATTGAGAATTAAATTGTACACAATTTGAGTTATTATGTAAAAACCCAATAAAATTTGTTTTAACAGTATCTTTATTTTTACTATTTAGAACAGGAACATCATACCCATTTATAGTAGGAACAAATTGAGCATTATCAGATTTTTCAATCCATTTTGATTTAATCCACGGTTTTGAAGATTCTAAATTATCCGTATTGTAAAACAACTTCACACCCTTATTAACAACATCAATCCCTTCTCTTTCCAATATATCAAACGCAAACGTATTTGAGTCCTCAGGTACTCCACATTCAAAAATAGCAAAAACTAATGGCCAAGATTTAACACCCGCAAATTCTTTAGCATTAATTAAAAACCCTTTTTTAAATTTATAATTTCTACCCATAAATTCTCTAAGTTCTTTAGTTTTCTCACCTGTGAAATAAATTGGTAACATAAAATAACCAATATTAACTTTTTTACCGGTTTTTAAATATAAATTATTATTTTGATATAAGAATTGATTAAATAATTGGTCGCACGAATTACCTAGCCCGTCTTTTATCATTAATTTTCTAATGTATGTGTCTGAAACACCAGGTTTACTTGTTTTCCCATAATTTGCGGAGGTAAGGAATGGCGGATTTTCTAATTTATTTATTACTTCCGCATTATCAATTAAATTTTTTACACTAATTGGCAATAAATCGTAATTAGTCTCCAAATAATCTATTTCTTCAACAATTGCACCTTTATTATACCCCGATTGAATAATAGTATCAACATCCGCTCTATCTTTAGTTGATAATATTAAATTTGAGTATCTTCTATCTTTAGTTATATTAGCAGTTCCGGCACTTGAATCCCATACTAAATCAGTTGTTGATGTTCTATAATTTGGAAAAATTGATTCATAATATAAATCCGCTTGTTCAGCCCAAACAGATTGAGTATAAAATGCCCCTAATCTTCTTCTTTCAGAATCTTGAATTAAAGTATCTTGAGTTGATGTTATTTTCTTTTTTTCATTATTTGAAAAATTATTAACATTAAATCCGTTCATTAATAATTCAAAATTTGTTTTATTAACTTTAATTTTAGAATTTCCAAAAGATTCTGTAATCAGAGAACCATCATTTTTTTTAACATTTAATCCATTACACATTGGATTAACAAATAAATGAACAAATAAATTAACTGAATCATTTGGTAACATTTTAGTTTTTAGAACATCTTCCTCCCAATATGAAAACGCTTTTTTAATTTTATTAGACGTTACTGGTCTTTTTTGTACACTATTTTTACAATAATTTAATATTCTATCATAAATTATTGGGAGATTAATTGCGGATATTGTATGATATATAGGTATTAATAAATTATTATTTAAGTCATTTAAAACCAAATCATATAATAATGGCACTTCTTTCCAAGCATCAACGGCATTACTAGGCCACTTAATATCTTCTGCTAAATAACTAAGAAGTTGATTTGTATGAAAATAAACAAATTCATTTTTATCTACAATTGCAACCACTTTAGGTGTCTTCAATTCTGTTGATTCATCCATTCGATGTAAATAAACTAAAGCTTGCACAAGAGCTCTTACCAAAGATTTATTACTTGATAAATTTTCATCAAGTTTAAATTCAAACAAAATACTGACATACCACTTTTTATTTTTAGGTGATTCATCGTAAAGAACCCCATCATCCCCTCGGAATCTATTAAATAATAAATTACTTTTAGATTGGAAAAATCCAATAATTGATTGTTGAACCACGCTTTCATTGTTTGCAATGGCTAAATTACTAATTGTTTGTCCTGTTGTTATCATAATGCAAATATAATCATAATTATTTCAATAAACAAAAAAAATAATATTTTATTGGGAAACATAACTAATATTTTCTTCTTTTCTAATTCTTACCACGTTATCAGCCCAATTTGTTACTAATGGGTTGTGTGTAATAACAAATATCTTTTCAAAGTATTCTTTAATCTTACTAAAGAATTCTGATACCATCTCCAAGTTGTCGTTAGACATCTTCCCGAACACCTCATCAAACACAACAACGTTAGCTCTTGGTAATGAACATATTTTACTCAATACCGCTCTCAACGCTAGTGAAGCAATTGACCTTTCATATCCGGACCCGGACGCCATCGGTTTCTCAACCTGAGTGTTGTTATCAATCATTAGGAAGTCAACTTCATTCTTATCGTTAATCTTAACTTCTAATCTGAAGTGACAACTATCTTCCAATAGTCTTTGAAGTTCACTATTGATAAGTGGCATCATCGTCTTCATTATAAGTTTGGTAACACCATTCTTACCGAATATTTCCAAATAGATTTTATAGATTCTTTCTCTCTCCGCTTCTTCCGCAATCTTTCTAATTGTTTCCAAGTTAGATGTTATCTTGGTTGTTAGATTGGTAATCGTAAACTTATTGTTTGAGATACTAGTTTCAATAGTTTTCTTCTCACCCTCAAGTTCATCAATTCTAATCCCCGCTTTAATCAATAATCCATCTGTCTTATTGTTTTCAATAATCTTATCCTGAACCTCAGAGTATCTTTCCAATTTGGTTTTCAACGCATCAATCATCAATTGGAAACGTTCAACACTTAATTCGTATTTCTCTTTGATAAGTTTGTTTTTCTCATACTCATCAAATTCTTTTTTAAGGTTAACAAAACCTAACTCTTTGCTGGTTAAATCCTGCATTAACCCCTCTAATTCCCCTTTGTGCGTGATAAATCCTGCAAGTTCCCCAATTTTTGCATTGGTAATCGCCGCATTCATTAGTTCAATACCACAGTGTTCACATTTGATTCCACCATCAACAGAACTCTTAAGTTCTTCAATACTTTTAATCTTTGCGTTGTTCTCCGCTTGTTTAGTAATCAAATCTTTAATTTTCTGTTTCACCTCATCGTGTTTGTCCTCGTGGTAAAATTCAGATGGTTCAACAACCTTAACCCCATCTCTGTCAGAAATGGCTTTGGCTTTCTGTAGGTCCAACCCATTAATTTCCTCTTGGACTTTATCCGGAGATACTAATGTTAAATCTCTATCAATATTGTGTTTGGATTTTAACAATCCATCACGATACTCCTGACCCTTAAGGATTCTTGCTTTAGCATCTTCCAATTGAGTATCTAAAGTAAGATTACTCTCCGTTAGAGTATCAATTGTATCTTGACTAGTTTGGTTATCCGTTTTAAGTTCTTCAGAGTTATAAATGTTTGACAACATTCCTTTGGAGAAGTCACTATAAATTTCTTTGGCGGCCTCTTCTTTACGTTTAAGGAAATCCAACCCCATAAACCTTGAAAGAACTTGACCCCTCGCCGTAGGTTTGGCGTCAATTAGTTCTTCCAAGTTGGTGGCAGTTGTTAGGATGGTCATTAAGAAGTCCTCTTTGGTCCCGATAGATGTTTTGATAAACGCCTCGGTCTCTCTTCGTTGTTCTCCGGTGAAGTTCTGCAAACTACCATCAGACAATCTTTTGTAAAAGTCCAACTCGGTCTTAACCGTCCATTCATTTTTCTTTGATAACTTTCTCTCAATATTTCTCAATATGATATACTCCTCACCATCTATTGTAATCTCACCTTTTACAGCAACTTTGTTTCTCTCTGTAAACCTGTTGAATATCTCCTCCGCTTTAGATGTCTTGGTTGTCTCATTAAAGAATAAGAACATCAATAAATCCACAGTAAGAACTGTCTTACCCCCAAAGTTAGGTGGGTTTGATTCAACAACCGTAATCCCATCACACTTCTCAAAATCTATTTTCTGATTCTCACCATAGGATAAAAAGTTTGAGAACTCAATGTTCTTGATATACCATCTCTTGAACGGGGCAGCATCAGTTTGAGTTTGTAACAATTTGTTATCCACAATACTATTAAGTTGGTAGATATCATCGTAGTGTTCCATATTCCCCTTTGACTCCAAGAATGAACGAACTAACTCTAATTGATAGTTCTCATCCAAGATGTTAAAGGATATGTCTACGGTATGTGTGGTGTCGTCAGCAACCTTTGTTTTTGTTATTACATTGACGTTGGTTGTGTTATACTTCTTTTGAAAGTAATGACGAACACTCTTAATTTTTTCTTGAGTAAAGTTTTCAGCGTAATCCTCCCATACAATCTGTAAGTAAGGATTATCAAAACTTGTGATATCTAAATCTTTTATCATTATTGTGTAATTAAATTCTATGGGGGGATTAAATAAATCCATTGGTTGAATGTCTAAAAAATGTCTAACGAATGTCTAAACAGTTTCAGAAGTTACAACTTCTACATCTGTTACGTTAATGTCATTTGTTTCACCAACAATTACATCACTAAGAACTTCAGTGTTCACATTAACTAGTTCACCATTTTCATTTTGGTATTGAGCTTTTAACTCTTCCATTTGTTTTTCAAACATTTCTTGATACTCTGCTTGAGCTTTTTTTCTTAATCCTCTAAGAGTGTTGTTTCTGTGTGTAACTCTTGTTTTGTGTGCCTTTGCACCACCACGTAATTTTGACTTTGGCATAATTGTTTTTATTTATTGTTATTTATTTCGTTGTTAAATTCTTGTTGTATTTCTTCTAATGTTATTTCCGGTTCTTCGTCTACCATATCTCTAAGTTCTTGTGTTAACATATCAGTAATTCTTTGATATTGATTCTCAGTTTTAATTACTTTATCTCCCGGTTCTTCGTCATCATTCTTGTAAAAATCTAACCAATCAGGTCTTTCTTGAACTTTAATTTTATCAACCTTTTCAATCATTTGTTGAACTTCAGTTTTGGTTCCATTCAATATTTTCTTTAACTTAACTTTTCTTTCAAGTTCATTCCATATTCGGTAATAACCCGCCGAACTGTTGTTATGAAAATTAACATCAATTTGATTGTTTTCCAAATACTCCATAATATCAATCATAACATCATCCTCTTCTATAATTCCCATATCACCACAAAGGGTAAATAAATCATCGGAAGTAATAATCCATCGTTGAGTTTTCTTTTCCTCAATTTTTTTTAATATAAATTCACCTAATTTTCCCATACTTTAATTTTTTGTTGGTCTATTTTCTTCAAACCATTCTACCATCCCGTTGAACGCCCACACAAACCCGGAAGCAATCAGTCCATCAAAGAACCAACTAATCCAAGTTGGCGTCCCAATAAGGAATGACGATGGTGAATAATAAGCAATTCCAAGGAAAAAACCAACCCACGTTGATGTACACATCATACAAGACAGTAAATCACCAAAAAATTTTCCTAATGAATTAAATGGTAACATACTATTTCCCCAATTTTGTAAACCATTTCTTAATCCTTGGAATATTGACCCATAAACCAATATGTTCGTCATCCCATATGCCGCTAGTAACCAAATTAATATTATCATCTTATTCTCCTATATAATGTGTACTTATGTTCTCACCTTCTTCAACTTCACTTATGAATTTTTGGATAGAACGAAATTCTTTTATTTTTTCAATTTGGTCATTTTCAGTTGAGGTCGTTTCAAAACGTAGTCTAGCACTACCATCACCATCTACTGTGACCGGGATGGTTCTGTTAGACCCAACTGAACCTAAAATTTGTATCTTTGTTAGTAATTCAAGTAATTCTTGTATTTCTTCCTTACCACCACTAACCCTAATGTCTAAATAATAATTTTCCATATTACATTGTATCATTTATGTTTGAACCTTTCAAATAGACAGCACCCTGACTAATCTTAATAGATTCTAATTGTTTATTTATTTCTTCTAATTGTTTAATCTCATCGGTCTTTGAGTTTAATTCTTTTCTTAAAGTTTGTAAAGTCTCTTGTAACATTGTCATCTTATCATTTGATTTTTCTACCTCAATAATTGTTTCAACCGGGACTTCTTTAATTACCTCAACCTCTTTAATTGTTTCAATTATTTCCGGTGGTCTATCTTCCAACTGTTGTATTTTTAACAACAGTTCATTTACTTGAGTTTCGTCCCCAATTTTATCTATATTTGGGACAGGAACTTCAATTCTCACTTCTTTAATAACCTCAACTTCTCGGATTATTTCTTTAATGACCTCAACTTCTTTAATAACTTCTACCGGAACTTCTACCCGTATTTCACGAATTACCTCAATTTCTACCTGTTTTTCACCAACAATACCCGTTTTTCCCGAATCATCACCAAGTAATCCATATTTGTTAATGTTAAAACCTTCAGTGTAACATTTGGATATGAACTTATCCACATCCTCAATATTGTTTAACTTACAATATTCTTGGACAGACTTTAATTGATTAGTTGTTAGTTTTATTTCCACTATTAACTAATTTTTCAGTTCCGTTTATAATATCATCAAATGATTTCATCTTAAATGATAAGAAGGGTTTTGGATTATCCAAATCAACAAATGAATAATCATCTGTCTCAACATTATATATTCCAAATCCGTGTTTGGTTATTGTCTCACCATAGTTCTGTTGGATTGTTGAACCCACCATATATGCTTTTTTTCCACCCGGGATGTTGAAAGTTTGTCTTTTGTGAATATCCCCGCATAAAACCAAGTCACATCCGTTAAACTTATCTGTTTCAAATCCGGTTTCAAACTTATATCCGATGTCGGTTGTTAATCCTTGAACTGGTCCGTGAAATAATCCAATCTTTAATCTACCCGTTTTTTCAATCTCAGGTGGAATGTTATGGTCAAGTAATGAATACACCACCCAATCAACATTATCATCCTCGTATTCTCCTCTGTTCTTCAAATAAACGATGTTGTTGTTCTTTAATGAATCAATTACCGGTGTAAGAGCATCCAATCTTGATGAGTTCGATTCCAAGAAATCGTGGTTTCCAATTATAACTATGGTTTTGGCAATCTGAGAACATTCCGTAAGAATCCAAGCAACAAACTCAATAAGTTCAGGTGTCATTTGATTCTTAGAATGTACTAGGTCTCCGGTGAAAACAATCCTGTCCGGAGCAATCTCTTTGAATTGTTCCAACATATTGACTAAAATGCCACGATATAAGTCGTGGTCTTTAAATAATCGTATATGTAAGTCACTAAAGTGAACTAATTTTTTTATCATCTTATTTGTCAAATAATTTAAACTCCTCATTTACGTGACCGCAATCATCACATCTGTATGTTGGGAACGGAACTATAGTGTCTTCCGAACTTCCTGTTAACAATTTGTTAACTTTTTTTATCATCGTAACTTCTTTGAAGTAGATACTATCACACTCCTCACACACTAAAGTAGGTTGTTGTTTTAAATCAATCTTTGGTTTTAATAAATCGTCCATATTCTTTTTTTTATAAATTTAGTTTATTTTTATTTCTTTGTCAAATATTTTGACATATCCATTTCCAAGATAGTATCTTGAACTGACTTAGGAACACGGAACTCTTCATATTGACCAATTTCTTTAACAAGGACAATCACACACCCATACAATTTAATGTTTTCGTATTTGGTTCCTTGTAACATTTTAATAAGAAGTTTCCCATAAAATGGTAATTGAGTGAAGTAATGACCCAATGCGTTGTTTGGTAACTTATCAAATGGATAATACATTTTTTTAGTAAAATGATTCTCTTCAAAGTTTTTTGGTTTATTACTTTTCCAGTCTGTTATGACCAACCCAAACTCAGTTTGTTCTTTATTCATAATTAACCACACCTTATCGGGTTGTCCCGTATACTTTAACTCGGGGTCACCCAACACAATCTCAGTATCCAATAACACGGCACCCCTCTCAACCATAAGGTTCAGATATGCAGTCCCTGCTGATATCATACTATCACCTTTTAAAATTTGTGTAAAATCGCATTCAAAGATGGGTTGTCTTACTTCTTTGTAATCACCAAACATCTCAATGGTTTTCTTTTCCAACATATAGTGAACCCTACTTCCCATATTAGTTGAGTAATCTCCGGCAGCCTTCCACTCATCCAATAGTTGTTGTTGAACTTCAGGGTCACCTTTAGCTTTCTTTAGTGAGATACCTTCCGTATCAAACTCCTCGTAAAAGTATTTCATCACTTTACTAACGGAGGGATAATCACTTCGGACTACACCGGTCTCATCCTTCATATAATAAGTGTGGGTGTCCTCAACGAATGTTAACTCAAGTTCCTCTCTTCGTTTATCCAATAACCCTCTAATCTCTTTTGCAACCTCATTTAAATCTATCATCTATTTCATTGTATAAAAGTAATCACTGATATCACCCCTTAAATCGGCAACATCGGCATCACCCGTTAATTTTATTATTTTAACTTTACCATATAATCTCCCACCATTTAAGTTGTGGAATAGTTTTACACCATCATTCCAAGCATCACTATCCAAACAAATAATTATGTTACCATTTGCTTTCTCGTATAATGTATTAAGTAATAACTCCGACATATGTTTTCCCAACATAGCGATACTATTAGGTAGGAATATCGCATCAAACGCTCCTTCGCAAAGATGAATGTCGGCATTCCAATTAATTGTACTCTCAAAGAAAATTATCTCATCTTTTGATGCCTCAGGATTTTTGTATTTGGCTCTTGAGTTCGGGTCCCAACTTCGGGCAATAAAATAGTTTAACTCGTCCTTACTATCATAAGAAGGAATTATTATCCTACCCGAGAACGCACCCTTATCACAGAATCCAATACCATACTTCTCAATAATCTTATCAGTTATTCCTCGTTGGGTTAAGTAATTGTACGCCTGACGACGAACCGGATAAACCAAACTACTATCTTTGAATTTGGTAAATCCTTCAGGTAATCTTAATTTAGTAACTCGTTTTTCTTTTGGTTTGTGATTTTCAGGTTGGAGTAGGTTGTATATTTTTTTCTGTTTCTTATTACCAAAAGTGTCTATAAGTTTCCCAAGAGGTCCTTTGGTGTTATTCTCATCACCACAACTCCAACACTTATAAACGTGTTCAAAGTAATTCACCTCCATATTTCCTTTGTGCTGGTCTTCATCGCATACAGGACAGTCAAAAGATATTTGACCTTTTGACTCATAGTGAAGTTTTTCATCACCTAAGATATCGTGTAATATCTCCAATAAAATTTCCGCATCATCTGACATATAGGCAAAGATACGAATAAAATTATTATTATCAAAACTTTATTAGTTTTTTAATCCTCCTATATTTATTGGAATAACTTAAATCTAAATGTCTACATTCATTAATATTAACGTAATCGCCGGCCAATCACCTTTTGATATCTACCTTTGTGATAACCCAATCACAAATTGTATATATATTGGCACCATTACTTCATTTCCATACGAATTTCAAATTCCTGTTGTAATTGAAGGTCAAAACGATTATACCTTAAAAGTTATTGATAATAATGGATGCGAATCCTTCAAAATTCTAACAACGTAATTATGTCGTGTCCATCATCAATATATTGTATTAGTAATACCGGAATACCTTTATATAACGATAGTTATGAAGATACTCTAACAAATTATAATGGTGTGCAATATTACACCGGTCAAACTAACGGATTATTTATTTACTATTCATCAGGTGACACACAATGGTGTTTGTCTGACACATTAGGTGGTACTTGTTTCTTATCAGGTAAATCACCTTGTTCAACAACTTGTCCTGACTTATGTGATGAATTATTTACTGTGGGAACTTGTCCCACACCAACACCAACACCAACAAATAATTGTGGTTCATTAGATTTCGCAGTTTTATTTGATTGTGATTTACCACCTACGCCTTCGGTTACACCAACTAGCACAGTAACACCAACAGTAACGGTAACACCAACATCAACAAATATTTGTCCCGTATCATTTATTGATGCAACAATATTTTCATTAAGTCCAACACCAACTAGAACCCCTACACCTACACCTACACCATCAAGAAATGTTGAAAGGGATTGTACGTTTTCAGGAGCAGTATCTTTTGATATGATAAATGATGAAATTATTTGTCCATTTTCAAATGAATTCCAAGATTGTTTCTCCGATGGAATTAAATATTTTACTTACGATTCAATTGAAAATCCTCAGGGGGGTCATATTCTTGAATTTCAGATTTTCAAAGCACTTGTAAACGGTCAAAGTAGATGTATACATTATGTTGGTATTAACACCAACCCTCAAGAAATTTCAAGCATAACATTACTATCAGCCGGTTATGGTTTTTCAAATAGAGGAGAATGTCCAAATTGTAATAACGTTAATACCCCAACACCAACATCAACACCAACAGTCACACCAACAATATCACTAACACCTAGTAACACACCACCAGTAACTCAAACACCGTCTATAACACCAACAAATACACCAACACCATCTATAACACAAACGGTTACACCAACGGTTACACCAACAAGATTACCTTGTTTAGGGTATTTTCTTTCTGTAGAAAATCGCTCAGGTGAAAGTGCGAGTGTTACTTATTTAAATTGTTCAGGAGTTGGAGAAGTTACTGAAACTGTATATTGGGGTGGTAGTGTTGCATTTTGTGCCTCTCAAATTATTTCTGAATCTTTAGGAACATACGGAACTCTTTCCCCAACGGGTAATTGTTAACAATCAAATTATGATTAATTTAATTAAAAGTATTGTTAATACTAAAGATGATGTGGTATTTGTTGGTAGTACATATTTATGGTACTTAAATTTAATAAAAAAAGCTAACGATATAGATATTGTTGTTAATGATTTAAACGGATTAGAAGTTTTTGGAGAAATAACTACTTGGGAAACAACATCACCAATGAGTTTAAGCGGGAAAAGAGCGCATATTAAACGAGATGATTATAGTATAGATATTTTTATTGAGCCTATATTACCAAAATTTAATATAATTGATGGTATTAAATTTAGAACAATAGAAGATTACAAATTATTTATTGATTCACTAATTGAATTAACTGAAGGTGAGTTTAAAAATAGAATGATTGATAAAAAGAGATTATTAGATTCAATAATATGAGAGTAATAGAAATTCCATTAATATCGGGTTTAACTAACCCATATTTCGTTCAAGTTTGTGATGTGTATGGTAGTAATTGTGCATTATTATCTCAAATTTTTACCACAGTACCACCAACAACCACAATCTATCTTCCACCTCAATTTGAATCATCTCCATCAGTTATGGTTAAAGTATCCACCTTAGATGGTTGTGTAAAATCTAGAATTGTTGATTGTATTAGTGTTACCCCTATTATTGTGGATTGCGTTAGTTATGTTACCACCGGAAGTACAGATATATTTAAATATAACATTGATACTAATGTTTTAACCCTTTTAACATTTCCTTCACTACCATCAATAGGTGATATTGCCAATAATTATAATAAATTTTGGATAACCGATATTAATAATCCTCAAACAATAACAGAATATTATATTAACCCATCACCGTTTGTTGCCGTATATAATAGAATATTATCCCCATCACAACCTTTATTGGGACTATGTGTTAAAGACGATAATACTTTAATTTCAACAATAACCGGAGTAAGTATTGGTGATTCATATATTATTGTTGAAGCAGACATATCAGGAAGTGTTCCTACAATAACTAATAAATTTTCATTACCGGGAACAGGTAGAGTTCTTGGTGGTGATTTATTCTATTTTCCATCAACAAATAAATTATTTGTTTCAAATATAAATGGTGGTAATACGTATTTAACCCAATATAACTATACCACAGGTGTTGTTGAATATGATACAATCATTAGTCCGTCAATCAACGGAGTTTACGGATTATCATCAAAGAATGATAACCTTTATTTATTTGAATACTCAACAGGAAAAGTTTATCGCCTTGATGATATAACAATACCAACCTTTACATTAGTTCAAACAACAATTCCGGGTGTCGGAGCCGCATCATCGGATGTTAGTTGTGTAACACCACCACCATCTTTTATATCGGTATGGAGAACAACAGGTTCATCTGAATCAATTACGTTACCTTATTATTCAACAGGGACATATAGTGGAACCATAGATTGGGGCGACGGAAATTTTTCCGCCAATACTTACGCAAACAGAACACACACATACTCATTTGCCGGTGACTATATTGTCACAGTTTATGGTGTACTTGATGGTTGGTCATTCTATAATGGAACTAGACCTGAAGGTGTGGATAAATTAAAAATTAGAGAAGTTTTAAAATGGGGTCCTTGGAAAAGTGTTCACGAAGCAACATTTTGGGGATGTACTAATCTAACATTATTAAATGTTGTAGATACACCTGATTTATCCGGTTCAATTAATTTAACTTATATGTTTGCAGGTTGTTCGTCAATCACCACAATTAATAACTTAAATTCTTGGGTTGTAACTAATACTAACACATTTGAAGGAATGTTCTTAAATTGTTCACAATTTAATAGTGTTGTATCTAATTGGGATGTTTCAAACTCCGATAACTTCTATAATATGTTCGGATTCTGTACCCTATTTAATAATGGTCTATCATCCGGAACTTCAGGTAGTGGAATGAATAATTGGGATGTTTCTTTTGCAAATACAACTAGACGTATGTTTGTTGGATGTCAATCATTTAACCAACTTATTTCATCTTGGGATGTATCAAACGTTACTAATATGGAAAGTATGTTTAACGAGTGTTTTGTGTTTAACCAACCTTTATCTAATTGGGAAAGAACTACACCAACAACTTCCACACTATCAAATGTTCAAACTATGTCACAAATGTTTTCCAACACTTATATATTTAATCAAAATATTAATAATTGGGATGTGAGTAGTGTTCAAACTATGTTAGGAATGTTTGAAGAATCTCGTCTATTTAATCAACCTTTAGATAATTGGGACACATCTTTAGTACAAGATATGTCAGGAATGTTTAGAAGAGCCGGTGGTGGAGGAGGAACAATGGTATTTAATCAAAATATTGGAAGTTGGGACACATCTTCAGTTACAAATATGTCAACTATGTTTCAAAATTCTGACGCATTTAATAATGATAGTAGTTCAGACATTAATAATTGGATAACGTCAGGAGTTACAAATATGAGTAATATGTTTTATAACTCAACATTATTTAATCAACCAATAGGAAATTGGAATGTTTCAAATGTTACAAATATGGGAGCAATGTTCTTTAATTCAACAGCTTTTGACCAAAATATAGGTGGATGGAATGTTAGTGGGGTTACCAACTTCACCGACTTTATGTCATTTAAAACATTCACAGATTACTCAACAACGAATCTTAACTCAATTTATAATGGATGGAGTTCTTTACCAACATTAACCTACGGTATTAATATTAATTTTGGGTCAATTAAATATACTTTATCCGGACAATCAGGTAAAAATCAATTAGAAGGGACCTCTATTGGTCAGTATGGTTGGGTAATAACTGACGGTGGAATTTAATTAGTTAATTTCTTAGGTGTTTTACTCAAATTTTCATATATCCTTAGAAGTTTTAAGGACTCGTAATAATTTTTTTCCAATCTATCAAGTTCCCTTTCCGGAACACCTTTGTCACAAGCAAGTTCATAAGCCTCTTTGGCTTCAGTCACGACATTTGATATTGTATCTATAAGTTTCATATCTATAAATATCACCTAACTCACCATTTATTAACGTAGTTTATGAATTATATTTATAGTAAAATAAAAAAAAATCAAATTTTTGATTATTTATAGTAAAAAGAAAAACTAATGGCTTGTAACTGCTACTTAATACAAAACGATTCACCAACTTCATACGGTTATTTTAACTATAAAGACTGTAATACAGGGATATGGTCGGGAGAAATTGAAGTACCACCTGCACAACCTGAAACTACAGGCCCTACAATTGTATATTACTGTTCGTTAGAAACTCCTATTGACGGTTCGGCGGAAGGTTTAATAATTAGCCCATCCGTATCAAGTTTTTGTGGTGGATGTGTTTGTACTTGTGACACATTTATAGGATTTTATTATAAAGCAGGACCCGGCGTTGCCAATATTAATTATACAGATTGTAATAACAATCCACAAACCGTTACAGTTAGTGTTGGACCTCAAACCGGTCCTCCCGGTGGTCAAACATTATATTTATTTAGTGAAAGTATCAACAATATTCCCGAACCTTGTGTTAAACACGGAACCACAATAACTAGAACAATTATTAGTGGTAGTTTAAACGCATTTAACCCCCAATTAGAAGGTTGTTGTGCAATATCATACGCAACTTTTTTAGTTGCAGATTGTTGTGAGATAAAACCCGATGGTTATATGTCTTTACCCAACACACTTACTGTTGGTCAAGTGGTTGGTTCTTCAACAGACAATAATTGTTATATAATTATTGATGTCGCAGAAGCAATACCAACATTAGATTGGGATGGTACTGAATTTCTATCACTTAACGGATGTCAAGATTGCCAATTACAAAACCAATATTTGTGTCCACAAGACCCACCAACACCCACACCAACTAAAACACCAACACCAACACCAACTCTAACTCCAACTATAACACCTAGTGTAACCCCAACCCAAACACCTCAAAGTAATACAATATATTTTCAAAAATGTTGTACACCATCAAAATATATTGGTGTTAATAATTATAACGGGTTACCTATACCACAAAATTCGTCAGTCTCAATTACAGTAAATAATAATACATTTTGTGTTAAATTAATACCAACAAAACCTCAAAACGTAATACTATACGATTACAATAATGTTGAGCTAGTAAGTTTTAATAGTTGTTCAGATTGTTATAATGAGCATCCTTGTCCTCCTGCCCCATCAAAACAAATTATGGGATACGAAAATGAATGTGGTGTAATTACAATTTTTCCATTGGAACTTGAATGTAAGAGTATAAACCCATCTTCTATCACAGCAAACGATGGTATGGTATCGGTAAGTATTACCGGAGGAACACCTCCTTATAAATATTATTGGTCAGGTCCCGGTATTGGTGAAACTAATAATAACTCAGCAGCAATTGAATACGTACATATTGGTGATTATACCGTTACTGTTGTTGATTTTTACGGAGATTTTACCGCAACAACAGTTTGTACTATAACCGCAGAAAAAGATTGTGCGTTTAGTGGTACTGTTGTAGAATTTATACCACCAACACCAACACCTACCCCTACTCAAACAAAACCACCACAACCGTGTAACTGTAAAGAGGGGACTATTTATATTGGACAAGCGGATTTAGACGCGTCAGAAGATTCAACAGTATATCTTAGTTTTACTGAGTGTACTAACTCAATACAATCTTCCGCTAAAATTATTGGTGGATATCCATTTACCACTTCAGGTCAATCTGATTATAACCCTTGTATTGATATTACAACAGGTGCTATTGTACCATCATTATTCATTATGGTTAATGGTTCTCCTCAAACATTACCATCTAATGCAGATTCATATATCACGTTAGGTAATTGTTGTACACCTCCACCACTTCTTAAAAACTATAGTTGTGTTGTTGGTGTATGTACTCTTGTAGAAACAGGAACAGGTGATTACATTTCTTCTAATTGCGATAATCAATGTGGTTTAACATATAAAAGTTGGAATGTTACTTGGAGTTTTAACACTAAGTGTGAACAATTTGACATTTGTTCATTACAAGGCTCAACTCCATTAACAGTGTACACTAATAGTTCTGTTAATAGTTGGAATAATGGTGATTTAGTTTACACTGATTCATTGTTATCAAATCAAATTCAATCCGGTAGATACTATCAAAATCAAGGTCATCTATGGACTTACGGACCAACAGGATTACAATGTTTTTGTATAATTGGTAATACACCTTGTAGTTGTTAATAACCTAAAATAAAAATAAAAAATGAGTAGATATTATAACGTACATATAACAGCAGGATTCACGTCACCAGGTCCATATACCATATATTGGAGTACGGTATCATCCGGTAGTATTGCAACAATATATGGGACATCCTTACCCGCAAGTGGTTTGACTTTACAACAACTTACCGGAACAACCGGTATTAATGTTATGGTTCCAGATTCAACCACGTCTATTATTTTATATAATACGTATTGCAATCAACCACAATATTTTAACGCCACACCAACAGAAAAACTTTACGACTTCTGTATGAACATATTAATTCTAGACACAAGTAACAATACAATCCACTTTAATCCGAACGGTGTTGATAATAACGGAAAAAATAAATGGATTTCTGATGACACAGTATATCAAATTGTTTGGAGTACTTCCCTAAATAAATGGGAGTTACAAACTTGGCCTTGTCTTGGTAGTATTTGTCCAATAATAACATCAACATCCTCTTATCCACCTTTAACAAATTGGACAATTAGTGGGTTACAGGGAACAGTAACAGTAACCGAAGGTGTGTGTTCACCATCAACATATTTAAAACAAATTAATTCGTCAAATAGTGTTAACCAACCTAAATGTGGATGTGATGGTAATATTGTAATTAACACAAAAAACTTAAGTAATACTGTACCTCCATACACATATTCTATTGATAATGGTTTAACATACAGTAATTCACCATTTTTTAATAATTTGTGTACCGGAATCTATAATATAAAAATTAAAGATTCGTATAACTATATTATTGGTAACGTTGCAACATTAAATGAACCAACACCACCAACAACGTATTCAATCTCATTAAGTACTACAAACACAACAATAACAAACACGACATACACATTAACTAAAGAATATAAAACAACAATTAATATAACACCACCATTACCTGATGGAGTTACATTATCATTTGATTTAATACATAACAATAATTTTAATTCATCACCAAACAATAATACATCAACAATAAGTACAAATACATCATTTGATAAAAACAACACTCTTATAGTTCGTGATAGTTATTCAACAACAACAGGAACAACAGTTAATTTTAAACCTAGTTGTCAAGATTTATTAGTTTATCAAACAGGTAGAACTGAAAGTTGGATTTCTCAAACAATTACAAATACCGACACAATAATCATTACAACATCAACAAGTGTCACTAAATCAGAATATGAACTTTGTACTGTTGGTGAGAGCGCGGACACCTATTCATTATTAAACGCAAATATAAGTGGTTGTGATTGTTGTAATATTATTATAACTTAAAACAACACAAAAAGAAAAAAACAATATTTATCATTATGAGTTTTATATTAAAAAATACATCAGGATTAATTAACACGAGATTGACCGACATAGGTAGACAAAAACTATCTCAAGGAGGTTTCAATATATCGTATTTTCAAGTTGGAGATAGTGAGGTTTCATATACTTTAACAGGAACATCATATAATCAATTTAATACTAACATATTAGTACCAAATTTTAATTCTCAAAATGACGCTCCGGGTCAACGTAACAAACAATATGTGAAATACCCATATTATGTTGATGGAATTACCGGTAATACTTATGGAATACCATTTTTAGCATCAGTTGTTCAACCTATCTATAATAGAGCCGCTATGAGAGGTTTTTTTACAGGTGACACAACATTAGATACTATCAATTGGAGTGCGTTAACTAATAGTCAATATACAATCAATTCTAATTATGTTGTTGATATGTCAACATTAACCGGTAGTACTATTATTGATGTAACATTTTCCGGTTGTAATACTGACATTGTTAGATTACCAATGGTTGGTGACCTAATCACAATTTTCTTTGATGGTAGTGGGAAAACTAATTGTGACTGTAGTTACATTCCAACACCGGAACCAACACCAACATCAAGCCCCGCACCTGTAAATTATCAAACATATTATGTTACAAATTGTAACGGTGTTAGTCCTGACGGTATAATCTCATTACCTAACACATACGGTAGTTGGGAAGTTGTTACAGACATATATAATCAATGTTATTTAGTTAATTACCCAATTGGTGGTCCCGCAAATTTAATTTGGAACGGTGGTGATTATGGTAGTAATGAAACTGCTTGTACAACTTGTTTGTCAAGTCAAGTTACCCCAACACCAACACCAAGTTCAGGGTTTGCTTGTACCCCACACGTAACACCAACACCAACCTCAACATTCTGTACGACACCAACACCTTATTACTGCCCTCCACCGGCACCTGCTGAGTGCGAGATGTCAGTAAGTAGTTGTTACACAATATTAACTTATAAAATTGTTGGTATTTGTGGTACACAAATAACTCTTGATAGACCAACACCTGATTTTTCAATGTTCAGTGATTGTTGTTATGCTAGAACTATTGTATACCCACCAAATATGACATCATTATATGATAGTGTTACACCTACACCTCATTGGAAGGAAGATGTAATTAATTTTGAATCTGTATGTGATAGAGACCAATTTGACGTTAAAGTTTGGAATATGAATATTCCTTGGTCAGAAAATCCTGCCGGTCTATACGATAACGTTAATTTACCTTACCCATATTTTGGCTCCGCATCATATATTGGAGCTAAAGAATATTTTGGTTATATGTCAAATAGTGGTCAAACATTTATTGACGTAAATGATAATGTTGAACTACCAACTTATTATTTTAATTCATTTGGTAACACGGTTTATGTAGAACCTAAACAACAAAAAGCTATCGCAATAATTCACTACACTAATCAAAGTATAGATTTCTTTTATGGTGAAAAATTTGCATTAGAACCTTACGATATATCAAACCCTAATAATACAACGGGAGAAGCAAGAAACTTTAAATTACACATACCAACATTAATGTGGCATAAAAACCCTGAATGTTGTTTTGGTGAAACATTTTATGTTGACCCACCTGATTTTGACGAGAAATTAGGATTATTTAAACCCCATTACATAACATCAAAGAAAAACTCAGATATGAATAATCCTGGGTTAAGATATTATCAATTATGGGATACACATCCAAACCCAAATCCGGGACCAAATTTTGGTAAACCTAATAGAATTGGTAGAGTATTCCCTGATGACCAAATTATCATTATTGATGATGAAGAAATCATTGCGGCAATGTCTTACAAATCAAATAGAAACTGGACTTTACCTGCACCAACTATTGGATTAACTACACCTAATACTTGTGGTTCCAATGGTGAAACAACATTAGGTTTATTAACAGACTCCACAGAATATTTTTATGTAACATATAGATTAACTAACGATAATTCTTACACAAATTCATTACATTGTAACTATTACACCGTAATACAAGGACCTGATTTATCTTGTAACCCAACATCTACTCAAAACGTAACAATTAGATTTGGTAGTGAATTTGGTTGTTTAAATCAAATACCTGAGTTATCACCATCACCCGTGACTTGTGATTTAACCTCAGGATTCTTTGGTGAAAGATTTGAAATTATTTGTCAAAGAGTCACCGGAGACACTAGACCAAATTCTTCTGAATGGAAAATTATTGATGTAACATCTCAAATTAGTGGAGATAGTATTAACGGTTATATCACACAAAGTGGTATTACAGGTAATACATTTGTAATCAGTGAAATTGATTATGAAAACGCACCTTATTATAATTTAGGTAATGATGTGAATAACCCTTCAATTGATAACTACGGATTGTCTTTACCAATTACCGGTCAAACAGGCACCACATTAAATTTTGGTGATGAATATTATTTTTATGGTTCATTAGAAACTGATATTCAAGCAACCATTTATGAGATGAGATATAAGATAAATCTTGGTCAAGCAGAATTTTTAGCTCCCTCAAATCCTAGTTGGAATGTTAACACACCTTCATATATTTCTGAAATTGGTCTTTACGATTCTGATATGAATCTTATGATTGTATCAAAGCTACAATCTCCTGTACAAAGACAGGGAATTCAACAGTTTTTAGTAAAATTTGATTTCTAAAAAATATGAAGAAAATACTTAAAGAAAGCCCTAAAGTTTTAGGGCTTGATGTTTCAACAAAAACTATTGGTGTCGCATTATTTGATATTCAAACTAAAGAATTATTAGAATTAACTCACGTTTCTCCGATTCCAAAACCAAAGGAAGAAAATAAAATAAAAGAGTTATTACTTAAAGGTGAAATATTTAGAACCAAATTACTTGAATATAAAGATTTAGGTATAACTAAAGTGATTATTGAAGAACCTCTATTAAACTCTAATAATGTTTATACAATACAAACACTATTACGTTTCAATACTTTAGTGACTAAGGAGATATACGACATCTTTGGAATTGTCCCTGACTTCATTTCAACATATAATTCTCGTAAGTTTGCCTTTCCTGAATTAATCCAATTAAATGATAAAGGTAAATACGTCCTATTTGGAGGACTTCCTAAGGACGTTGATAAGAAAATGGTTATATGGGAACTTGTGGCAAAAAAAGAACCTCAAATCACTTGGCAATACACAAGGAACAACACCCTTAAAAAAGAAAACTTTGACCAAACGGATGCTTATTGTTGCGTAATTGGTCATATGAAACAAGAAAATATATGGTAAAAAATAACCCACCTTTTGGTGGGTTTTTTATATTACATAATTAGGGAGTACAAGACTGTACCCTATTTGTATCCACAATACTAGATGCCATAATTTCTTGACAACCATTTTGAGAACAACCAACAATAAATGTATTTTCAATCCCATTTTCATCAAGATATTTAACCCAATTATTTATTTCAGGATGGTATATAGGGTCAGGACAAGGAGGTCCAAATCCTTCATAATAAAATGACTTTAATGGTAGTAATGGTGTACAACTCTGTCCAGTATCTGTTACGGTACCATAACCACAAATAAAGTCTGGATAAGGTTGACCTGCAGTTATAACATTACCATTAGTTAAAGCACATACTTGATACTGAGTTCCCGTCATTGAACCACCAAAGGTATGAGTCTGAGGAAAACCATCACAATCTGTCCATTCAACAGCTGCGTGACCATAAGATGGTAACCCACTATTACAAAGTGGATTAACACCACCAACAGTAAATATAACCGTAGTACATCGTGGGAGTGAATTACAAGACGTACAATTAGTAAATATAGTATTTAACACAGGTGTAAAATAATTACCTGTAAAGTTAGTCAAATCTGTTCCCGGAGGAAATGGATTTGGATTAGTTGTTGTATATAGATATTCATAACAAAAGTAACCATCAATATCATTACCAAATTTAAAAGCATTATTTGGATTTAAACTAACACCATTAATTGGTGGTACCGGTAATGTTTGAATTACATAATAATCCCTATCACAAATTTTATACACATAATATTGTTTAGGTAATGTTGGACTAGGTGTTGGTGTAATTGTAGGTGTAATCGTAGGAGTAGGTGTGTTAGTTGGTGTAGGTGTTTGACCCGCAATAACTAATGTACAAGTAGTATCAAATGCCGGAAAATATAAACTATATGTCCCATAATAATAATCCGAATTATAATCGTATGGTAACACTTGTGAACCAAGATTAACCACCGGACCACCATTATCAGGTGTGAATGTTATTATCGCGGTTTGCCCGTTATAATTATCTGTCGTTATTTGTATTGTTGTTGGCATATTAATTTAAGATTACATTTGAACTTCCAATAAGTGTTTGTAATGCGGTAAATGCTGTATCACTTGCCGATGTTCGTTTAGGGGTTCCACTACATTTTATTGAAAATAAAGACCCTCCCGGTATATTAATATATTTAGGTTGAGTATCAATTAATAAATTATCAGTTTGAGATTGATTAAACCCTGACCAACCATTAGTAGGTGACAATGATAATGTAAGGAAGCTATTTACCCAATTTCTACCTGAAGTGTATGTAAAAGTCATTTGTGAAACTATTTCAATACGTGTTACAGGTGATGGTAAATAATATAAATCACCTGTTAAAGTACCAAGAGACTTCAAATACAATTGTTGTAATGTACTTGGTAATGTTGATATATCGCCAAATACCGATATAAAATTACTATTTGTCAAACGAATTAAAGTTAAATTAGGTGGGAATCCTGAGATATTCCCGGTTATTGAAGTATTACCCCGAATATCCAACGAATTTAAAGTTGAGGGTAAATTAGACACATTACCACTAATGGTATTATTACCTTGAATTGATATATTTTGTGTTGGTGAAGTAAACCCTGATGTATCACCACTAACGGTATTAGCACCATATATCCATATTACTTGTGAATGGTATATGTTAGAAACATCACCACTTATAGTATTATTACCTTGAATATCCAACAGAAAACTTGGTTGAGGTAAACCTGATGTGTCACCACTAATAGTGTTAACACCATAGATTTGACATTGATATGTTGTTTGAGGTAAACCTGATGTATCACCACTGATTGTATTGCTACCTTGAATAACCAAATTTGTCATAATATTATTTGGTAATCCTGATGTATTACCACTAATAGTATTAGTACCTGTTATAAGACAATTAGTTAATAATGGTGGTAAATTTGATGTATCACCACTAACATTCGTATTCTGAATATTAAGACCTATTAAACTATTAGGTAAATTAACCACATCTCCGGTAATAAATAATCCGTTATAAATACCACTCAAATTCAATAATCCATCTAATTTATTTAACTCAGCTGTTGATACCCATAATGACTGAAGCGGGTGTGGTTCAGATTGTGCAGTAAACTCTAATATAGTTGTTAAATCAGTTGATAAAATAGTAATAGGTCCCGTGTATGGTGATGAATATGTGTGAGACGCACCAACACTACTACCCGAAAAATATTGAGTTACAGTACCATCACCCCAATTTATTTGAAAATTATTTGTTGAGTTAAATATAAACCCTAAAGCCGCTCCAGCTCCATCAACTTGATTAACGCCAATAGCATTAATTATAAACTCTTCTAATGGTGGTGTTGTTTGAATAACACAAACGTTATCAACATATATTGAACCGCTAGTACCACAAGCATCCCAAGCTGAAATACCAAAACTATTATTTCCGATACAAGTTAATGTTAAATTAATTTGTCCTCCGGATTGTATTAATGATGATTCACTAGTCCCCGCAAAAACTTTGACGTAAGCATATTCAGTACAAGGAGCATTATAATATAATGTAAAACTAATATTATATGTTGCTCCAACAGTTAAAATATTTTGATAAATTGAATTATTAAAATTATCTGTACCACCAAAGTTTGCACTACCTCCATTATTAGGACTCCAAGACCATTCATTACCACCAAACTGTGACCACCCATTTAAATTAGTATTAAATGTTGGGTTAGTGATTAAATTACCCGTACAGAAATCCGTTGGTGGTTGAGTATATTCAATATCACAATCAAGATTACATTTCTCACAAGAAATAATATACTCAATTCTTAATGCAACAACTACTTTAGAATTATGTAATGATTCTTGGTCACAATTAGTGTTAATGGTTATAGTGTTATTAGGATAATTAATTATAACATCCCCAATATTTGGATAAGTCTCTAATATTGTCGTAACCGCGGAAAACCATAAGTTATCCGACGGATATATTGTTAAACTATTTGAATAGAAAAACGGTGTTGTTGTTAACTCGCCATCAACGGTGACTTGGGCAATAAATGTTGCCGAATCCAAAACACAATTAAAGTCATTTGATACTTCATCAAAAAACCCTTCAACATACATTTCTTTTATACCTTTTTTAACATTTCCCCCATCCACAAATGTATCTTCACAAATAGTGTATGATTTATATGACGAAACTGAATCCCACCCATAAACCGTTATCGTTCTTTGTGATGTACATCCATTAGTATCAGTTATTGTTAAAGTATAATCACCTTTACCTAACCCTGATATATTTGGTGTTGTTTGTCCATTACTCCATAAATATGTAAATGGTGGTGTCCCGCTAGATATATAGGATTCAACCATACCGTTTGAACCTGAAGTAGCATCAGTCGCCACTAAACTAAAATAAACTGATTGAGAAGGATTAATAAAAAATTCTTGTCTTTGTAGACAATTAGTTATGGTATCTAAAGTTGTTGCGGTATAACTACCGGTAGGTAAGTTAGTGAATGTCACACTAGTATTAGAACTTGTTATTGAAGGTCTTGTTGTTATTGTATAAATAAATGGACCTACAGAACCATCAACATCTAAAGTTACTAAACCATTAGAACCATTACAAGTCGTTCCCGTAGTTGAGACAATTAAGTCATATAATACCTCATTTAATATCGTATAATCATTTGTAAAGACACAAGTACCTCCTGAGATACTTAGACTGTATGTGCCTGAAGATAACCCATCAAACGACCAACTAGTACTATTTACGGTAACTGATTCTGTTGTTGTACCATCAGGATATGTTAATGTATAGTTATAAGGTTGACTTGGTCCAAAAATAGTAATTGGATTTAAGGCTCCACTAAAATTATTACAAACAGAATTTTGAATTCCAATATTCACGATAGAAAATCCTTGTGGTACCATAATTGATGTACTTCCATTCGCACTACATAAAGCCGCATCAGTTATTAAAACTGAAAATAAACCTGAACCAATATTTTCAAAAGTGTATTCCGTGTCGTATGTTACCACACTATAACCATTTGAACCTGAATAATAAAATGGTAATGTCCCACCTGATGTGTAAACTGTTACCGACCCATTATTAATAAAACAATCTGGATTTATAGAACTAAATGAAACAATACCTAATTGAGGTACATCTAAAACATTTGCGTTTTTTGTAAGAACACACCCTGAACTATCTGTTACTTGGACAGAGTAATTACCTGATGGTAAATCTGTTATAAAATCATTCATCGAATAATCCTGCCATAAATACGTATACGGTGGATTACCCGTTAATCCTGTAATATATATCTTACCTGTATTTCCTGTACACCCCGCATTGTTTACAATAAAAAACCCAAAATCCATTTCTGAAGACGGTTGAATTAAACAGGTTTCTGATTTACCCGTACATCCACCTCCATCATTGGCCACCACATAATAAGTCCCCGCAGATAAACTACCAAAAGAATATGTGTTTGTATAACTTGTACCACTAGTGAGATACCCTAATGTATTATGATATAAATAAAATTCTGCATTACCATTATAAACGTTAACCGTAGATGCCGTTAACGAACCATTATATAAATCACAGGTAGTGTCTTGGGTTGATAAAATACTTGTACAAGTTCCGGTAGATATATAAAAACTAACAGGAAAAATAGTACTAGTAGGCGAACAAGTATCAATGACATTAAATGTATATGTACCACCTGACAACCCTGTTTGAGTATACCCTGTAACACCCGCACCTAACGCAATTGTACCATAAGATGATGGTTCAATCCATTGTATTGTATAATCAGGAGCGGTACCAAAAATATCAACATTAATTGCACCAAGACTACTATTGGTACAATCACCCGTAAAACTTTTTCCAACATTTAAAAAACAACTCATTTACTACACAATATATTAAAATTTATCCCCACCTTTATATCAAATTTAACCCCAATTCTTGAAACATCACAAACTATGTTATAAATTGCAACATTATCAGTCTCCGTAATATAATAGTCATAACCAAAAGTTTCTAAACCATCTAACGCAGTTAAAAGAGCGGTATTCCACACAGAATCACAAGGTGAACTTGCTCCCGAAAATGTAGGTGTCTCAACACAAGGACTTGGGTTGTAATAACCAACACCATTAAAGAATGGTTTTTTTATTTTAAGTTCATTATCAATATATATCTCAACAAACCATTGCGAATTTAATGTACTAGCTGAACAGTTTTCAAACTTATATCCATTATCTATTAAATAAGCATTTAATAACGTTCCTAACACACCATTAAAAGTCGTCCCTTTTGGATATTTAGAACATTCAACAATTTGTGTCGGACAGTCATTTGCAAATAAATTAGAAGTTAGTGTACAAGGTGTACAATAAATTGGAATTAACTCACAACCCATTTGTCTTCTCCATACAAATTTTTGTCTATGAAAAATAGAGTTTTCGTATTTAACACCCGTATTCCATATAGTCGTTGCCGGTATCAATTGTTCTACTAATCTAATCCAATAATCACCTAATCCATCCACATACTCAATCATTGTCTTATATGTGAAGTTATCGTTTGGAATACCAGCGATTTTTTCTGATTCTAAATATTTCCAATAAATTGATGATAATGTCGGATAACCACTTGTTTTACCGTCAGTATTAAATTGTCTATTTCTAACATTAATTGTGTTTAACCAAAATGTTTGAGCGAACTCAAAAAATGTTTTTCTCTTTGGTTGAGGGTCAATAACAGTCCAATCCACACCACCTCTCATTGGATAATCAACATTTGGTGAAGGATTACATTTAGTTGGTTCAACCCAACCTAACCCATTATTTGATATTGGGTAATCATATTTTCTTGACATATACCATACATCATACGCTAACCCTTGAGCAGGATTTAAAAATAAATCAATGTTTTTAACATTTATTACTAAATCATCACTTTCCGTAAAATATAACGCATTATACCCTCCATCAAGGTTACTTCTTAAACCAATTTCATTATCAACCCAAGTTTTGTTATTATCTACCTGAGCAGTTAAATTAAACCCTAAATCCGTAAAAGGCAATTGTTTATAATTGTTTAAATATTCTTGACCATATGTATATGGTTTTAAACTTGTTTGATAATTTGGGTTAGTTCCCGTAAAAACACTATTAGTTAAATCAACCTGTTCAGGTGCTCTATGTTGTGGTGTAGATTCAAACCACCCACTACCCATTTGAAAAAAGTATACATCACTATTTTCCGGCATTGACGGATACCCTAAATTATCAATTGGGTACTCACTTAAAGTAACGTTAACATCCTTCATAATAGAAGTTGTTGTAAAACCGGTATACACATTTGGAAGTCCGTGAATAGTATACGTGTCTGATGGGTCTAACACTGGCAACTCCCTTAAATAAGTTCCGGTAGATATTTGAGCGTATTGTGTTTCAAAATCACTCATATTTATTTTACCATCGGCTAAATAAACATATTCGTTAAATTCAACTAAAGCATCCGGAGCACCAATCAATCTCATTAAAATCTCAATAGATTTTCTAGTACCTTTTGATTTAAAAAGATATGCCGAGTTTAGTATTAAATTTCTATAGTATTGATAATTTAATTCATCCGGAGTTGAAGGTTGAGATATACCCGCAAAATTTGACGACTCCGTATTTGTTTGACCAAAAACCGAACTTAAAAAATCATCATTAGTAATTGGTGACATATTAATAGACCAACCTAACGTTTGTGATAAATTCTTTAATAATTGTGATGGTATATCATTACCAACATTATAGTTAACAGAATTCATATATGCCAAAGCACTTACAAATTTATTTGTCTCGTCAAAACTTCTACCATAAACTTGTAGAACTTTTTCCATTTTTTGGTCAACAGTATCAAAATCTTTAAAAGCACCTGTTGTTAAAAATCTTGAAACTAAATTTGTTTTATACGAGTCTAACGATTCCCCAATATCATTTAACTTAATTAAATAATTGGTAAATGATGGTGTTAAAATATCTAAATTCCAAGTACCGTATAAAGGCCAAGTAACAGTTTGATTATATGTATAATAGTTACCACTATCATCCTCTTTTGGGACTTTAAACGTTGCCGTATATAAAGGTGTTATAGTTCTATTTAATAAGAAATTTTCAACCTCATCTAAATTCTCGTTTAATACTCTACTAACCTCATAATCATTTGGTCTTACAACTAAATCATCAAAAATTACTGTTTGATATGAAAAAGGATTCCCTTTAACTGTAATAGTTAAGGTTCCTGTTGATAGAGAGGATGTTGGAACTATTGAACTAACCGTATACCCCGAATTATTATAATATAATGAATACTTTGCGTATTCTATTGTCATATCTCTTAAAGGAGAAACAGTAACTTCTCTTAATTGTATATTTCTAGTTGCATTAACTGAAAAATCAATATCAAATGGATTCCTAATTTTAGCAACATCAAAATCAAAACTAGTTAAGTTTTCAACATCATTATAAACAATGTTAGTAGCAGTTGCACCTGTAACATAATTAACACCTAAAAAAGTTGACTCTAAAGCTGCAGGGAATTGACTAATAATTGACTCAACAGAAGTTGATAATCTCTTAACCATAGAACCATATAAGGTGAAATTAGTAATTTGACTTAAATCAAAATTAGGATAAACCTTAAAATTATTTTCAACAATTCTTTTTGATTGAGCAACATTTTCAAGACCTAAAGTGTCTAAACTAATTGGGTCTGAAAAATTACCAGTACTAAATGTTCTGTTAGTTTTCTCAGTTACTGACGTTACAAATTCAAAATTACCTTGCGTTAGACCACCCCCCGTGACTAATTGGAACCCAACTAAGTCATCAGAAAATGTACCGGAACCGGTAGCCGATTGTGGAGGACAAGTATATTTGGTTATCGCCATTATTCAGTTATATTTGTAAAGTTTTTACTAAAATCAATATTATTCCCTCTATCTTTTCTAACCTCATAAAGTAAGTTATTAAATTGGTCTCTAATTTCGTATAAGTTATATTGTTTGTAAATATTATTTTGACTATCATACAATGTGTAGATACCATCATCCATTGATTTGGTTTGATTACCAAATAACGCAATTGCCAACGTTGAAAAGTCGTGTTCAACAATTTCAACATCCATTGTAATAGGATTAAAGAAAGTATTTGTAATAATAATATCTTGATTTGGTTGACCAATAAATGGAGTCGCATTTGGTTTGTTAGTTGGAGCTGAAGACGGTGATAGAGTACAGAAAATTAAATTAGTATTATTATCCGTATATCTATATCTAATGGCTTTAGCCGATGTATTAGTTAAATTTTGAACAACCGGTTCACAGAAGAATGATGAAGTAATTAATCTAAAAAAGTTAGATATTTTAGTACCGTCCGAGTTTAGATATTCAACTCTAAAACCAACCAATCCTTGATTAACAAACTTATTTCTAAATTTTGACGGGACATCTGTTAAATCAATAACAATCCCCTTAACATTAGGTAATGATGATAATACACCACAATCCAATATCTTAGTTCTAATTTGAGCAGGTCTAATGAATAGGGTGTAAATCCCTAATTTATTAAATGTCTCTGCAGGTAATCTTAAATTATATAAACCACCTAAGATTTCAACGTTAGCGTTCCCACCTGTCTCATCATTATTGTAATAAGGTTTTAATACCGATAAAGCATCCAATGTTGTTAAAACAAAGTTATCAGTTTCATCACGACTTGGTGTGTAGTTTAAGATAATCTCCACATCTTGAGGAGATACATCTGCCGGTCTAATAGTACCATAGGTTCCTGTTGCCATATTATATTGTTGTTATATTGATAAATATCAAATTTATGTTTTTATTACCTTAAAAAATTTATATCCGTACTTAGTTAGGTCACCGACGTTATCTACTTCACCTAATCTTTCTAATCTTTCCAAACTAGATTGTTTACCTCTCTCAATGAATATCTCAGATTGGACCTCAGCCTCATCAATAACATTTAATAAGACTTCGTTTTTAGTGATTGCCGAACAAACAATCATATCAGAAGTTAATCCCGAAGATTTAACCATAAAAATCGTTGTACCATCTTGTAAATCAACATAGTCAATCCCGTTAACCGAATACATAACCCCCAAACCATCATCTGTTAATCCACTATAAACACCTATATTACCTGATGTTCCTGTAACAACAGTATTTAACTTAAATGGTACCTGACCATATTGTTTTAAATCGTTTAAACTTGATTGTGTATATCCCGATACCACAAAAGGAACTGTTGTAAATTCCCCAATTGTATCAACGGTTGTATCACAATTAGAATCACCACTAAAAATAAAGTCATACATCAATGTAAGTCCTGACCAATTACCACCCGCAGGTGTAAACCAAGAGGTACCATTTATAGTACCATTAGGGTTACCTATCACAACATCAGTATAAGGTACGTGAACCGTCTTTTTAACCACGTTTGAACCCCAAGGACTCATTCCCGACATACTAATATTATATCCTTCTACGGGACTTGGTTCGGAATATGTGTGGTTTAATGGAAATATTGTTGATGATGATAATGTAATTATACCCGGGTCATTTGGGTCACCCCAATCTAACATATAAGTTGAAAACTCTAAATATTTCTTAAACTCAGTATCTGATGTATTATAAAAATATACAGTATCCGCACTTAATGATGTCGCCGAAAATATAAAATTAGTCATAACATCTTTTTGAACTACCATACCATCAAACACGGAATAATACCCAATATCCACAGTATTCTCTGTTAATAAAATAGGTATGGTTAAACCAGTTAATAGTGATGCTCCATCAGTACCACCGGATAATATTTGTGTCATTGATGAATAAACATACGCCTCACCTGTAATATTTTTAGTCACAGGTCTCTGATACGTTTTACAACAAATTTTATAATCAGTGTATGTTGTTAATTGTCCCGCAAAATATGGGACTTTAAATACATCCCCAAGAATTACCTCAGGTGAAATTTTAATGTGATAATTTCTATCGTCCATATTAAGGGTTTATATATTCATACCATTTTATGGGACCACTGTCCCCAACTCTTAAACCCTGCAAATCAAAAATTTTATAAGTGTATGTTACGTAATCTAAAACCACTTTATAATAAAAATAAATTTCAGGTTTAAACTGAAATGGATTTGCCTGATTTATAGTAATCTGAGGTTTATTTGTCATTTTAACAAACACACCTAATCTCGCATCAAAAAACTTAGCGGTCATATAAAACGTCTCTGTAGTATGAGCAGGATTTGGGTTTATATCTAAGAAACTTTTTTTCCTTAACCAATACAAAAAGAACCCCTCTTTATCCCCAACATAATCTAACGTGAAATTAGGTGTTCTAATGTCAACATTTGGTTTGTATGGTGATAGACTAACATTTTGTGTTGCCCCTTGTTGTGTTGGAATAATTACAGTAAAATAATTTGTTTGAGTTATTGCTGTATTTGAATCATAAAAATCCAATTTAAAAAATGACTTTGTGAATGGTTTAACATAATAATAAATTTCTTTAACATTAAACCCTTCAGGAATATAACTACTAATCCAATCAGAAGCTATTGAAGAATAAACATTCTGCACCGGGTTTGGTGGAACAGTTCCATTTACACTAAAGAAATGAAACATATATTTCACATCTGTTTTTGTATCACTACTATACGGTGCGTGAGCAAATCTTAATATTTCAAAATCCTCTTTATTACCCGTCAATTGGTTAATAACATCATCCTCATAAACACTAATACTATCATCTCTACCATAAAAATCCCACTTCATCTCAATTGGTAAATCAATGAATTTGTCGTTTTTAGGTAATATAAATTTAAATCTATTCACAATTGTCTACTATTGGTGACGCGGCTCCGTAAAGGTTTGCGTAATAATTTATGTCTCTCTCTATATAATTAGTACCTTCCGGTATAATTCTAAATGTATAATCACTATATGGATAATGAGTATTATTAAAGAATGGATAATTAACACCATTACCCTTATTATCTATAAACCCATAAGTGTATATATCCCTCCAACGAAATAAATTATCCCTTGTTGAAAAAAATGAATAATCAGGAACTCCCACAACATCTTTTGGTGACCCGGTCTCAATATAATCAGAAAAATCTCTAATTTTTAAACCATAATGTGGTTTATAATAAAAACCAAACGGGTTAAATTGTAATCTAGTGTCTGACGATAAAACATTAAATACATTTGGGTTATATGTCAATTTATGATAAATTTCAGAAATAACTCTCTCTTTTTGTTCATAATTATTCCATTCACAAAAATCACCATCCAACGTGTCTCCCGACATAAACGTATCAAGATAAGTAAAAACATAAGTACTTGCCGGTGTTGGTTGAGTTTTAGTATATGTACTGATAGGAAAATTAGTGTTAGATAAATTGTTACTTAAAGACCACCAAGGTGATGGTATTCCAGGTAATACACTATCATTTAAAGGTAAGTTAAACTCATACCCTTGTTTCATACCAATATACTTATTCGGATTACTAAAACTAGTTTGCCCAAACATCCAACCAAAATAACCTTTATATAATACAGTAAAGAATAATTCAGAAACCGGTCTTTTTTGGTTATCAATTATTTTATTAATATCTATATCTCTATTAAAAGATAATGTATAAGATTGAGCACCTTCTCTAATTGAAACTCTCGCTTCACGATTTGGTGTATATCCACTACTCTCATATTTCTTCTTAGTCCCAAAAATATTTTGTTCAAACCCGGCTTTAACCAAAACCGCATCTTCAATATTTGTAATTATTTTATGTTTTCTAACATAATATGATGATAATGTCTCTACCGGATTCTCAATGTTAATAATTCTTCTAAAAGTACCCGATGTATTATTATCAAACGTTGTACCTGTAAATCCAATATCAACAATATTAAACGTATACATATCACTTCCTTCAAGTCCTGTACCTAAAGAAAACACTTGATATTTATCCTCACCATTATAAGAAAAACTTAATTTAACATACTCACCTACAGTTAAGTTATGTTTAACAGGACATCTAAACGATATCATACCTAAACCACCAATTTTTGACGAATAAAGTACAAAGGGAATACCATCTGACGCAATCCATTGAAGTGTTTGATTAGTATTGGAATCAATCGCTTGTAAAGTTTTTGTATAATCATTTTCAAACGGATAACTAAGGTAATGAGTCCAATTGTATGTGGACGCACTTTTATTAACAAATAAAATATGTTCATTTGGTGGTTGAGTATACCCCGAAAAATCATAATCTGTTCTAATAAAATCAAACTCATTATATTGGGGGAATCCTGACCAAGAAACATTAGAATTTGTTGGACAATTAAGTTTAGCAGCAGCATCCTCATTTATATATGACAAAGTTTTTTCAAATCTTTCATAGTTAGAACAGCCTGTATACGAATTTTTAAATAAAACTGAAAATTTACAACTAGGTCTAAAATTAGTAGATTGCTGTCTTTCATTATCATATAATGTTGCCAAGTTAATATCCAAACTTCTATCAAACTCCACGTTTTCTTTAGTTGTTTGTACAAATGGGATATTAAGACCAATATCCGTATTTGACGCTCCCTTATACGTTAAAGAACCTAAAACAATTCTAGTGTCGTTACTATTACTCATTAGTTTACAATATTTTCAGTATTTATCCATTTTTGAGTAAATCTATCATAAGATGACTTACCTTTTTTCAAACCAAAGAAGAAATGAAATGGTGCTCCAACGGTAACCGTATTTGGATTAGTCCAATATTGTACTTTTGGATTAATAATACCATTCGCATCTACAGCATAGATATAACCTTTAAAATTCTTAACAGGTTGACCCGCTTGAGCCCCCATAAAATAGTCACTATTACCTTGTAATCTATCTAATGATTGGTATTGATTTGAGAAAAATGCCGGACCATTAACCGGACCTGTTACCCAATTATCATCTTGGTCTCCAAAAATACTATGTGTATTACTTCTACCAGGACCATTTTGGTCTATATACCACTTATAAAACGGAACAACTTGACTATAAACACCAAAGTTATTAAATGCACAAACATTAGACATATTTACTGTATCATCAATAATAGTTCTTTTTGGTGTTATAAAATCTCTAACTTGAGTATTAGAAGAAAAGAAGATACCAATAATTGCTTTACTAGAACTCGCACCATTAAAATAAATTGGTGGTTGTGAACCCGCCGGTGGGTCAGGATAATTAGCCGTATCAAATTCCGCAACACCTAATTCAGAACTAATACCTATCATTTGAGGATAGTCGGCATCCGCCTTAAGATTTGGTCTAACACCGAAATACTTACCAATAATATTCTCCCCAATAACAATACTAATTAAACTGTCTAAGAAACTTTTATTAATCATTCTACTAATAATATGTAAATTTAAAATGTCTGAAACATCACTAAATGTTGTTGGTGCTAATTTATCCATAACATACCCATCATAGATATCGGACATAACTATTTCTTGTAAGTAATAAGTTCTTGGACCTAAATCCATCATTGTTGTTGGATATTTTAAATTAAGAGTATTTTCAACAAAATAACTACCAAAAAGAAACCCAACAATTCCACCAGGATTAGGTCTATCGGAACCAATAAATTCATTAGTACTAAATTTGTAAGGACTTGACCTATAATAAAATGTTTTTGTTTGACTATGGAAAATAATTGGCTCCTTACAATGGTCAGATTGAGCTCTATTATTACTATCGTAGTAAGTTGAAGTTTTAAAAGGAAACGCAAATAAGGTACCGTTAATCCAATTATTGGCAAAACTATCCGACCAAGTATTTCTACAAGCAGCAAAATTAATATTTAACCTTGACTGCCATTCCGGTTGAACACTAAATAAATCACCAACCAATGAAAAGAACGGTACTGTCCCAACTAAATAACAACCACCTCGAAAGATACTTTGACCCCAAAAATTATATGAACATCTACCTCGAGACACCGTAATTGTATCTCCGTTAGCAACATAACAATCTAAATTAGCCGATTGAGGACAAGTAAAACTTTGAATAAGTGCACTACCCACTGAACTAGAATATGATGCCGTTTCAATTGTTGCATTACCTCCCGCGCCAGTACTCACCGGATTAGAACCCGATGTTAAACCAAAGGCAAATACACCACTTCTACTATCCATAGTATCCATATAAAAATTCTCATTAGCAAATAACGGAAAACTAAATGTTGAGTCTGTTAAACCATTACACTTATTCCATTGCACACAAGTGGATGTTGGCAATCTATCTGACCTCATAATTATTTGTCTACCACTAGTTCCCAATCCAAACAACATCTTAACATTTTCATTATAAGAGGGTGATAAATATAATGAAGTAACATCAATATAAGGATACGGTACTCCTGGAATATTATTAGTGTGTGGTATGTACGGTGTTAGTGTGTTATTTTTATTTGTTCTCATAATTAAAATACCTCCACCTTCAATAATCTCATCAGGGAAATAACCTCTAGTAACACCAGTGTATGATGGTGTTAATGGTCTATCATTTGACGTTGTTCCGGTAATATTATTATGGGTATAATCAAAATAGTCACAACCAAGTATTGGTGACACAGGTAATAGAATTTCCTTAGCTTGACCCCATTCATTAGTATAATCATTATCGTCACCATCAATTCTTAACCCTGATGTTGATTGATATGAACCACTATTAACATTTTGATTATATGGACCACACCCACCACCATTAAACGCCATTGATAAATTATCTAATGAAGAATATAATCTTGGTAAACTACTTGAGAAAGGTTTAAATAACGTAGAATCCGGTTTATAGGTATAGGAATCGTAATAAAGTTTTTGATTCAACGTTGCATATGTATCTAATGTTGTATTAGTTGACATATCCTGTCTCGTATTTTTAAACCCTCCTTGGATTGGGATATTCAAATGAAATTTAGGGTCGCCTGAAAGTGCTCCGCCTATTTGAACCGCATCTTCATTTGTATGACCAAATAACCTACCCAAACCATATTTAACATTTACCTTAGGTGAATATGGGTCAACACCCCTAACTAAAAATACAACAACTAAATCATTATAATTTTTAATCTTACTTATAGGATTTATATATAACGGAGCCTCAGGATTTGATGAAGGATAATTACACCCATTAGCCTGAAGATGATTAATACGAATTTTATTAGAGAGATATCTCGCATTAAACGAATTCGGTAATTGTGTCACACATTGATTGGTATATGCACTATAGGTCATACCTGTTAATACTTGGAAATACTCTATATCAATAGGGAATTTATGATAGTCTGTTGACGCAGTAATGTTTAAACCTGTATAATTTGTTGTAGTATTCCCCGACCCACTAATATGTGCGTAATTAAGGGTAATTGAAGTTAATGGTAATGTTGTACCTGTAATTGCAAAATTTTGAAATTGATTTTGAACAGCATTAACATTTGACAAATACATATCAACATTTATATCCGCAGATGCTCTTGTATCACCTGTTAATTTAGGGTTTTGGAAAGTAATTAAAGTACCGGGTAAAAGTCTATTTAATGATTGTTTAGAACATAAAACCGCAACAACATTATCAAAGTGATGGTTAGTATTATTTGGATTAAAATTAACTTTTACTCTATTAACACCACCTCCCGGATTAGGAAATCCCGGAATTGATTCATCAAAATATTTTGCTTTAGTATTAAACAAATTCATTCTTTCAGAAAAAGTTAAACTTGTTGTAAAATTATTATAAGGGTTTGACCCGTATTGAAAAAATTGAGGAGCATTTATTCTAACATCATTTTGTACTTGTTTTGGATTGGTCTGAGGTGGAATCACGTCCCCTGTTAATAAAGCAACTGTTTGAATATAATAATCATCACTACCACCAATTAAAGTTTTATCATATGTCTCACCTTTTGATAATTTAACCAATTGAACATAACCTGTCCCAACACAATTACCATTATGTTCTTGACTTTCATCCTCAACACCAACATCTGCTGTAACATCTGCAGTAACCGCACTACCATCAACACCTCCTTGTTGAAGACTACAATCACACATAGAACAATCTGGGTATAATATTAAAGGTAATTGCATTGGAGTACATTGGTCAACAACTTTCTTTTTCCACTGATTTGCAACAATAAATAATGCTGCGGAAATAGCCGCATATTTGGCAGCACTTCCTAACATCGCTAAATTTGGAGGATAAGTACCAAACGCATTAATTACTTCAAGAACCGCTGAAACGGCATAAGATGCCGCCATATATAAAAGATAGAACCATAATATATAAACCGCTGTATATAATACGTGAAGTATAATTATTATAATCCAAACAACTGACCTAATAACTACCGATAATAAATTAAATAACGTGTAAATAATATCAAATCTAAAATTAGCATCATTTGTTGGGAATTTATTATTTTCCGTATTACAATCGTCTTGAGATATGGCTTTAATACCAACAAAATTATCAGGGAACAAACCCCCTCTAAATTTATCAATCATTTGGGATACAGTATAAACTTTATTATATTGCATTAAATAAAATTTATCCTCACAATTAATCGCCTCTTGAATCATATGCTGACCCATAGGGGTTGTATCACCATAATCATCCCAATCTAAACTAAATGCGTACGACTTAAATGCGTATTGAGTACCAATACCATTATTTTTAGTTGGGTCATTACCCGTTGAATTCCAACCATATTCTTTAATATTTGGAACCAGATAATATCCACGTCTAATTGATTCACCTAATGACGGAGATTGAGCCCATTTAACTTTAAACCTATATTTTCCTTTAGTTGGAATACCTTTATTTGGGTCGTCTGATATAACTTGTTCACCAAATTCATTAGTTATTAAATAATCTAAATTCATTGGTACATCCAATAACCAAGCTCCATTATCATCAATAACTACACCACCCATTTCTAAGTCAAATAACTCTAAAGTAGGTCTACCCATAGGGTCTTCCTTAATAGTCTGTCTAATCGCCAATATTTCACCGGGACTTACCGTTAAATTACATAATCCCCCGAGTTTCCATTTAGAATTACAAGATGTTCTTACAGTAGCACCATCAATATTAGAAACAAGAGACCCCATAAAAATTGAGGTTGGATTTATATTAATATTAGATTCGTTACTTAAATCAAAATCACTTCTACAAATACCTAAATTACAAACCTCAGATTGACCCCATAATGGTTCAACAACAACAGTTCTTACTAAATTAATAATTTGTGGTAATTCTCGTAAATTAGTTGATTTCTTAAATTTAGTACCGTTAACTTGAGCTTGAGTCGCAATACCCATTCTTATTAAATCTTGAGGTGATAAAGAAAATTCACCTATATCAGATAAGTCAATATCAATAGAAATGGTATGAGTACCAACCGGTACCCCAAAAATCATAAAATCCCCACTATCGTTAGTTACCGCATTATATTTAAAATATTTGTCATAAACTTGAATAAGTGTCGGATTTGTTAAAACATCGGTTCTGTTAAAAAAAGTACCTGTAGGTACGTGATTACTATAAGATGGTTCGTAAGGTAATAAATTATATCTATACCCGTCTTCATTAACATCACTAATTGATTGATATGGATATATCTCAGAAATGACAGAATTAAGACCATCTTCTTCTGTTAATGGAATAAATACTGATACTTTAGCGTTTGGTAACCCAAACCCATTATTAACACTAACACGCCCAATAATAACACCATAATCTGAGCACACTCTTGTGTATATCTCACTCTGTAAAACTTTCAGAGATAATATCTCAAGATACTCAAATTCTTGGTCTATACTTACGTTTATTGACTTGTTAATACCTAAGTCCGTTCTTATTCTATATGAATTTGGCATAATATTCTTTTTTGATAAATAGTTTATATACTATTTTCAAAAGATAATTGAAGTTATTTTAAAATAAATTCTATTAAAAAGTTATTTCTTTAATAGTTTGACCGGGTTTTGGTCGTTAGATAGATAATTTGAAATTATACTAAACACTTTATTTGCCATTACGTTATCTATTGAGGTATGAGTCACATTAGGGATATGAATATTTACATACTCTGTTTTTTTATTTTTTACCTCAGTAGATATTTTACCACCTGAATTTGTGAAAAAATAATAGTTATCAGACCATTTGTCTGATGTAAAATTTATTGCATATTTTACATTATCTTTAACAACATAGTCATAATTATTGTATTTTTTATTAGCTGAGTCTAAAAATATTACTAAATCAACAGTTTTCTTTTCTAAATATAATTTATCTAAAACTTGAGTAACATTATAACCTCCAAGACTATGTCCAACTAAAATAACCTTTCCATTTGGTCTGAACATTCTAAAATATTTTACCGTCGTATAAACTTCTTGAGGTGATAAATTAAAACTATGAGAACCAACATAGGTTAAAACTGTTGTATTTTTAGTTGTTAACTTTTTTTCCACACCACCTAAAGCATCTATATCTCGACTTCTTGTTACGTCAATTTGAGTTTTATTATTTGGAATATAATCAGTTACTGGCCAATTAGCCCCTTCCATAATAATAACCAAATTATCAGTATTTTCAGTGTAATAACTTAATTCATATTTAGATGCTTCAAATTGTCTTCGTTTTATAATTACACCAATTTCGGACATTGTAAAAATAAAAAATAAACCGGTAAAAAAATATATAATTTTTCGTTTATCAGTTATTAACAGATTTCTAAAATAGATTAAAGTAATTAAACTAAATATTAATCTAATGTTTAAGACAAACCCAAAAAAAAGTGATTGAGCCCAAGTACCGTGTTCACCTTTCAAAGTATCTAAAGATAATATTGAAAAACCATCTTCTATAAATTCCAAAAATTGTGTAATATATTCCATAAAAATAATCGTAACACATTTTTACTTAAAATAAATAATTACGAGAAATTTACAGTTTTTAAATTTTTAACTCTAATATTAATATCTTTACTAGCGTATCTAATTTGGTAGACTTGGCTTGGTTCCGCAAAGATAGTATCATCAACTAACCCAATTTGTTTAGTTGCACTATCAGAATATCTTTGTGATGTTTGAGATGATGAATACTCACCACCAACTTTATTAAAGAACAATATGTCAGATAATGATATTACACCATTCTCACTTTGAATTAATCTTCTTAAATCTGATACGTTAACATTCTCACCCATTTGTCTATTAGTTGGAGCAAAAAAGTCATTAATAAGGTTTATTATTTGAGATATAACAACCCCTTGATTTTGACTATTATCTAACACAACATCAACATTAACCCCTAAATCAATAACACTCGCAGTTTCAATAGAAACATAATCATTAATCATTCTATAATTCGATAGATAATTTGCTACGTTATTTTTTAAAGTATTAGAAACAACATTAGTTAATTTACCATTTTCATCATAAGATAACATCTGAACTTTTATCTTATTGTTTTCTTCTGTTATTGCCACTTTAGCGGGTGCACCAAATTGTGATGGCATTGTTCTAATAATTGAATCATAATCATTAATAGTTACCGCTCTTTGTTGTGCCGAAAAGTTAAACGCCACTAAATTTCTTACTTCCTCTGTTGTTGGGTAGTTAGCCCCACCAATAGCCGCAGTTACGTTAGTACACGATAAAGAGTTAATTGTACTTGTGTTTTGAGATTGACTTGGTCCATTAACAAAGAATGAAACGGTACCAATTTGAGTAATTGCATTAACACCTAAATTACTTCCGGTACCACCACCAATTCTATATTGTATAAATAATGTTGAATTACCCTTTAATGTACTTCCTAACGCTAAGTTATTAGAATACTTATACAAATTCAAATTATAACCATCTCGGGCAAACTCTCTTAACTGTTCATCAGAGGATTGATTTCCACCACCAAAAGTCATTTTTAAGAAACCTTCCGGTGTAAATTCTGTTATAAATTTATCACTTGTCTCAATATATTTACCCACTTTAATTCCGGGTTGGTCAGAAACTTTAGTTGGGTCCTCAATAAAAACTCTATTATCAGCCAAAGCATTCACCTCATACCATCTATTATCAACACCTAAAAATTCTTGGACGGGCGGCACATTTGAATATTGAGTACTATCTTTAAGTAAAACACTAGTTACCCCTAAAACATTTTTTTCAGGTAAGAAAACCTCTAAAAATGGTCTAACATCATTAGCCGTAATAACTTTCTTAAAAACTTTAGTAATACCATTAACAACAGTTTCTCTTTTAATTATGGTATAATTAATTAATGTATTATTACCATCAAAATTTGGTATTTTTAATCTATTAGGGTACCCTTCAGCTCCAATTGGAGATGAAAAGTCAATATCATAAACTGTTTCAAATACCTGACCGGCACCACTCACTTGTGAACCTCTACGTAAAATCCCACAATATCTTAAATCTTCTTTATCCCCATACGCCGGAACTGTAATAGCAAAATCAACTAAAGCAACAGACGGTCTTTGTCCCGGAACTTTTAATCCATATGTTCTTGCAATATTAAAGATTGATGACCTTTGTTGAGCATATTGTAATACCGTTTCTTGAATACTTCTATCAATATTAAATTGTATGTTATCCGTAACAGCCGCGTTTAGGTCTAATAATACTGAAAATACTCCAGCATCATTAAAGTTATCAATTAACTCAGGGTAATAAGTTCTAGTGAAGTTTATTAACTCAGTTCTGATTGATTGGAAGTCTCTCGTAGTATACGATATTTTCTTGTTTGCCATATTATTAAATATTAATTATTACAAAATCACTAGCGTTGAATACGTCGTCAGTAATCGTATATTCTATTTTAACCTTTGCGGTATGTTCTTTAAGTCCGATTCCGGGTACTCTATAAATTCGTTCATCACCATCAATATAGGTACCTTTATCTTCTTCACCATCAGAAGCATCCGTTACATTTATATTTGTTATTGTAATGTTTGGTATATATTCTTCAACCGAAGCCCTTATTTCCGCCTCAATCTCAGAAAATGTTGGACCATCCATTGGTTCAAAAATAAACTCATATAATCTTGTCCCAAAATTTGGCATATAATATCTTGTACCTTTTCTAGTTAATAAAAGGTGTATTAAATCAGTTCTAATCTCTTGAGTAGCCGTACTTGAAAGACTCAAATATTTTCCCTCACGAGAATCATTAAAAGGAAAATTAATCCCATATGTTCTACCATCTGCCATAACTATAAATATAGTGTCGTAATTATTTCTTATAAATAGAGTAAAATAAAAAATCACGACCGAAGTCGTGATTTATATTTTGATTAAGAACCACATCCGAAACATTCAAATTCCGTATCTGTTGGTTTTGAAGTTAGTTCAACAGTTGGTTTCTCAATTTGTTTTGGTTGACCCACTTTTGAAATGTCCACCGCCAAGTGTTTAGCTCCGGTTGATATTGCCTTTGTTCTAACATAATAACAAAGAGTTTTCAATCCTTTACCCCAAGAATGGAAGTGTGATGAAGATATCTTTGATAATGTTGGATTAGACATATAAATATTCATTGATTGTGATTGGTCAATAAAAGGTGCTCTGTCTGCAGCCATATCAATAAGTTCTCTTTGAGATATTTCCCAAATTGTTTTATATTTTAGAATTAAATGTTCAATTCTTTTAACTTTTTTATTGTAATTTTTGTCTTCGGTATCTAAATAATTATTAAAATTAATGTTCAAAATAGAACCTTCATTCATTATAATTTCATTTTTCAAATCCTCACCCCAAAGGCCTAACTTTTCAAAATCGTTAATTAAGTATTTGTTAACAATTAAAATTTCACCACCAACTACACGACGATTAAATAATGCCGAATGAGCCGGTTCTGTCATTTCAAATGACCCTGTAATCTTAGCTGAAGACGCAACTGGCATCTGAGCCGTGAATAATGAGTTGCAAACCCCGTGATTGGACACTTCTAACTTAAGTGAGTCCCAATCCCACATTCTACCTAATCCTTCGTAATCTAATCCCCACATATCAAATTGGAATATACCTTTTGACATAGGTGACCCTTCAAAAAAATCATATGGTTTGTACTCACCTGATTTACATAATTCCATACTCTCGGTGATTGCCGCAAAGTAGATAGTTTCAAAAATATCTTTATTAAGTTTTTTCGCCTCTTCAGATGTGAAGATATAATCCATTAAGAAGAATACGTCAGCAAGACCTTGAGTTCCAATAGCGATTGTTCTTTGTTCTAACCCACCTTTTCTACCTTGTTCCGTTGAATAACTATTAATATCAACAACTTTGTTAAGTGCTCTAACGACCTTTCTAACTTCACTATATAGTAATTTGAAGTCAAACTCTCCTTTAATAATAAAGTTTTTCAACACCATAGACGATAACGTACAGATTGCTGTGGTGTTCTCATCAGTATATTGGTAAATCTCATTACATAGGTTAGATTGTTTAATCACCCCAATGTTTTGATGATTAGTCTTTCTGTTAGCACTATCTTTAGAACATAAATAAGGAACCCCTGTCTCAACTTGAGATTCAATAATTTTATTCCAAATTGTTTGAGCAGAAACTTTTTTACCTAAACCAAGTTCAACCGCTTTGTTGTAGTTTGATTCATACTCATCACCGTAAGCTTCTTGTAATGGTTTGATACCCGCCTTAATAATATCGTTGGGACAAAATAAATACCAATCATCATTGTTCTTAACCGCATTCATAAAGTTGTCCGGTAACCAAATTGAGGTGAATAAATCTTTAGCTCTCAATTCCTCAGCACCTGTATTCTTTTTAATTTCAAGTAAGTCAATAATGTCTTTATGCCAAGGTTCAATGTAGATAGCCGCACTACCCGGTCTTCTTCCTTGTTGATTAAAGAATCTTAATCCTTCATTAACAATCTTTAGGTATTTCAATAAACCACCCGCAAATCCTCCTGATGAGTTAATACGACTTTCTTTACTACGAATGTTAGACATACATAATCCAATACCTGCAGCGTCAGATGAATAAGTTGAGATGTCGTTGAATGTCTGTAATAGACCTTCTCTTGAATCCCCATTATTGTATTTCAATACACAAGAAGCTAATTGAGGTGTTCTTGTCCCGGCATTAATCATAATTGGTGTCGCCGGAGAGATAAGTTGATTTGATAATGAATTATAGTATTCAACCGCCTCTTCAAATGACTTAGTCACCCATAAAGCCACTCTCATATACATATGTTGAGGTCTTTCAATTACTTTACCTTCCGGAGTTTTTAACAAATACATTTCTGATAACGATTTCCACGCAAAATAATCAAAATTATAATCATTCTCGTGATTAATTACAGAATCAATATTTTCAGGACCATATAGTTCAATAGTCTCCATTAACTTATCGTTAATAATACCATCAACGTGTAATGTGTGCATTGTGTTACAGAAACTATCATCAGTCTCTTTATGATATGCCGAAATAGCCACAGATGAGGCTAATCTTGAGTAATCGTGATGACTTCCGGTATATGCCGCTGCAATCTCATAAACTAATTTATCCAACTCTTTAGTTGTAATAACTCCCTCAGTTGGTACCGAAGTAATTACCTTGATGAATACCTCATCAGCGTTAACGTTCAACCCTTTAGCCGCTCTCTTTACTCTACTGTATATTTTTTGGGGGTTAAACGATACTTCGTCTCCCCCTCTTTTTTTTATCTTTAATGACATCATATTAAAAATCCTCTGTAAATGTTAATGACTCACCTAATTTTGCTTTCTGATACTCCATAGTTCTTGATTCAAAGAAGTTACCTTTTGTTTCAACAGCAATTTGTTCCATAAATTTGAATGGTTGTTCCACATTAAAGTGTTTCTTACAACCAAACTTAATTAGTAATCCGTCAGTTACAAATTCAAGATATTGTTTCATCAAGTTTGAGTTCATACCAATTAAAGACACTGGTAATGATTCTGTGATAAATTCTTTTTCAATTTCTAATGCAGATAGTAAGATTTCTTTAATTCTTTTTTCTGTTGGTTTGTTCTCAACGTGATTGTTAATCAAATGGATTGCAAAATCACAGTGTAAATTCTCATCTTTGAAGATAAGACTGTTAGCATTACATAATCCTTGCATAATTCCTCTTGATTTCATCCAAAATATTGAACAGAATGAACCTGAGAAGAAGATACCTTCAACCGCCGCAAATGCCACTAATCTTTCTTGAAAAGAAGCGTTCTCAATCCAATCAAGAGCCCATTTAGCTTTCTTTTGAACTGCCGGTAATCTATCAATTGCGTGAAAACATTCGTCTTTCTCTGTTTCATCAGATACGTAAGTATCAATCAACAATGAATACATTAACGAGTGAATGTTCTCCATCATAATTTGGAATCCGTAGAAAAATTTTGCTTCAGCATATTGAACCTCTTTTAAGAAATTCTCAGCTAAGTTTTCATTTACAATACCATCAGATGCTGCAAAGAATGCTAATATATTTTTAAGGAAATATCTCTCATTATCAGATAGGTTTTCCCAATCTCTAATATCGTTAGATAAATCAACTTCTTCTGCCGTCCAAAAAGCCGCTTGATGTTGTTTGTAATATTCCCATATATCATTATGTTCAATTGGGAAGATAACAAATCTATCATTATTTGGTTCTAATATTTTTTCTTTCATTTTTAAATTAATTTTGTGTTTGTTCTTTTTGTTTTCTTTTGTCTAACAAATCTTTTATTCTTTGTCTGTTTCTTTCTTCAGTTTGTTCTTCTAACCCTAAGAATGTTACTGAACTCTCTGTATCAATCTCCAACATACCGTTATCAAATTTACAATTCTCAAATACAACTCCATCATCACCAATACGTGATTTAGTAATTGCAATAGTTGCTAGTTTCATTTCTTTTTGTTGTAGAGATTTAGCTACGGAAATAATTACGTGTCCAACCTGAGCTTTTTTGATAGACCCACCCATTTGGTCAGTTGTCACAACATCCGAAGATATTGAACTTCTATTACCCTGAGTTGCTGTCCATCCTACTAAATCAAGTTCGTGACACATAGATTCAAAACCTCTCATCACAGACCCTTCAGACTTCCATTCATCCCCCAAGTTTTTATCCGGAACCACACAATCAATGTAGTCCAATAATACCATATCAACTTTGATTCCTTCCGAAATCATTTTTCTGATTTGGTTCTTAATCTGCATCATTGTTACAGTATCAGATGGAAGTTTTTTAAGTATCAATTCATTAGGCATTTTCTCCTTAATTTCTTGAACTTTAACCATTACCTCATCTTTTCTTAAAGACAAATCATCCGGGTGGATTTTTGTCCATAATGTAATGTGTTTACGTTGAATAATCTTTGGGTTATCCTCAAAGAATATTTGTAAAACATTATATCCCAAATTAAATGCGTGATTTGAGATTTTTGTAAGTAAAGTAGATTTACCTACACCTGTTGGTGCTAAAATAACACCGATTTCACCTTTTGCCAACCCTCCTTTTAAGAGTCTATCTATA